TTCGACAACCCGAACCTCCCTGAAGACTACCTGGAGCAGTTCGACGGCCTGCCGAAGCACTGGTACGACCGCTTCGTGCTTGGCTCGCATGACGTCTTCGTGGGACAGATCTTCGTGGACTGGAACCCGGATATCCACGTCATCGATCCCTTCTACATCCCTGCTGAGTGGGAGCGGTGGATGTGCATTGACCCCGGCATTCGCCACGAGGGTGCAGTTAGTTGGTGCGCGCGCGACTACGAGGACAACATCTACTACTACCGCGAGCACTTGGAGGCCAACCAGCCTGTGGCGTGGTGGTCTGAGCTGATCGAGCACTATGAGTCGCGCTCTGACTGGGGTGGAGACGAAAGCGAGCTGGACATCTACCGTCTGATCGGCCCTGAGGCACAGCAGCGTAGCCAAACTGACGGCCGCACAGTGAAGGGAGTGTTCGAGGAGGAGGGCACGGATGGGCTCGAGATCGCCGACAGAGATCCAAACGCCAGAATCAGCCGCATTACCCAGCGACTTCGACTTCAGCCTGGACGTGTTCATCCACTCGGGTATGTGGATGAGTCTCGCCGAGAGGCGGCTCCCTCCCTCTATGTGTTTAGCGACTGTGAAAAGCTCATCGACTACCTCCCACAGTACCGTTGGCGGCCCCAGCGAACGAACTTCACGGAGGAAGACGCGCCGGAGGCGCCTCGCAAGAAGGACGACCACAATATCGACAACCTCGGCCACATTCTCGTCGCTGTGGGTGATAGCACTCCTGAGGTACCGGACAATTCAAAGCCTCTTACTGCCGAGCAACGAGAGCTGGACGAGCATTTTGAGGCCGAGTTGGCCCTCGCTACCGAGCGTGCCAGTGTTCGTGGCTACCGTGCCGGATCCCACCGCGATCTTACAACCGTCGGCTGAGGAGGTCGAGCAGTATGCATCCTGACCCTGATACACCACTGGACGAGCCGCTCACAGAGCCGCCGGGTGAGGAGGGCGACAATACGCAGGCTGCGGGTGGTCGGCCGGCGTATCCCGTCGATGAGGAAGACCTCGAGGACGCGGACCAGCTGGAGGAGGACGAGGAGGACGGCGATGGCGCTGACAGCTGACCAGCGTAAGCGATGCCGTACCATCATTCGTCTCTACCTTGAGTCGTGCGAGCGTAACAGGTCCAGGATTCACTACTCCCAGTTCCGTCCTATCACCAGTCTGGGGGATTTGCCCCAGCGGGGCTTTACTACCGACTGCTCGGGCCTGGTGATCTCCGCGTTCTATCAGGCGGACCGGGAGATGCCTATCAAGATCAAGGACCCCGGCGGGTATGCGTACTCGGGCTGGGGCTACACAGGCAGCATCTTGGAGACCAACCGGAGTCGTAGGGTGCCGCTCGACCATAAGTTCTTCATCGGGGACATGGCGTTGTTCGGTCCGCACTTCGGCCGCACTACGCATGTGACCATCTGCCGCAGAGGAGGCGGTACGATGGACTCGGTTTGGACGAGTCATGGCTCTGAGGCTGGCCCTATACCAACCCGCCTGCAGTATCGACGGGACCTGCTAGTCGTCGTGCGGGCTGAGTCGCTCGCGTAAGGAGGGTACTGTGCACCTAGTGGAGGTAACACCCGCGCCATGCCTGATCTGTGGGCGGGGTAACACGCCGAACGGCGATGACCACTCCCGTCCGAGGTTCGTGGACCTGGAGCGGGACGTTAACTGGAACGATCCGGCCATCCTCTGTGAGGACTGCTCGCTTAAGGTCGGCACGATGATCGGCATGCTGACGCCGGACGACAAGCGGGACCACGACCGTGTGGTCGAGGCCAAGGACAAGGAAATCCACCGACTTAAGACGGAGGTCGACTCCCTACACCGCCGTTATGCGAGACGCCGTCGAACAACAGCGCCCAGTAGATCCTCATAAGGTCTTTATTGGGAAACTGATCCGCCAGTTGATACTGCGAGGCTGGAGGCCCCCGAGGTCAATGCCGCCCAGGGGGACCGCACGACTGCTCGACGACATGGCTAGAATCCCGTCCCACTTCACCCTCGATCTTACTGCGAATGAGGCTTACGTGCTTTCTCTGTTTGCTCAGGGCCATAGCTACGAATCTGCTGCGGAGGAGCGGGGCGTAGCATTGGAGACGGTCAAGAGAACGGCGAGGAACGCCCGCGCTAAGTTGGGCGCTAACAATACTACCCACGCGGTGGCAATGGCCATCCGGGAAGGGGTCATCTGATGAGGAAGCTTCTGGGGGGCGTTGCACTCTTGCTGCTACTCCTAGCGGTGTTTGCAACGACAGCTACCGGCACGGACGTGGAGAAGTACTTCGTCTGTAAGTACGTAGGCACTCCTGGTGTCGATGAGGTGCTGCAGACGGGGGACAATCCGATCAGTGTCGATGCCAGCGCCATCGGTGAGGACCCCGTGGTGGTTGGTTCGTTCTTCGCAGACGCGCAGGGCCGCAGCTACGTGCTCGCACAGGATACGGGCCAACCCGAGCCGCCTGTTACGGACTGTCCGCCACCTACGCCTCCGCCTCCGCACTTGTTCGCGGCGCAGGCTACATGTAACACCACTACGGGTGAGTACGACGTGGAGGGTCGGGTCGATGGGTTGCTCGCACTCGTGGCTATCCTGCATATCGCAGGTAACTTCGAGGGTGACACGGTCGTGACCGTGACGCTGGGTGAGCTCTCTGCTGACGTGACTGTTACCACCGCCGGCGATTGTACGGTGACTCCGCCTCCTCCACCGCCTCCGCCACCCACGCAGACGACGGGTACGGCGAGGGTGATCTGTGACCTCGGCGCCCAGCTCTACCGCCTGAGCGGTACGATTGACGGGCAGGCAGCTGACCTGGTGACGCCGAGTACATTCCCGGGTACGACGAAGGGCACCGTCGAGGTGATCGTGCAGCGCGGTGACACTAGCTTCCGCACCAGCGTGACGCTTAACGGGGACTGTGCGCCACCAACCACTGTGGCGCCTCCACCCGTCTCGGTGACTGTGCCGGTGACGCCACCGCCTCCTGCGGCTGTGACACCTAAGCCTAAGCCCACCGTGAAGCCGAAGCCGAAGCCGGCTCCTAAGGCTAAGCCGAAGCCCAAGCCGAAGAAGCCTAGGAAGCACATCTGTAAGCCACTTAACGGTAAAACGCGGTACTGGGTGCCGGGGAAGGGTTGTAAGACCCCCCTGTCTCCTATACCTTCTAAGCTGACAGGATAGGACAATGACAGCGCTCCTGATATTTGGCATCGTCGCCTTCGTCTGTGTCATCGGCCTGTGCGTCTTCATCGCCCTAAAGCTCTCTGAGGCCGTGCTACGCGCATTCCGTACGCTCGACTTGATGCAGAGGGCGTATCAGGAGCACATGGACAAGACTCTGGACCGCCTGATGACCATTCGCTGGGAGGACTTTGTCTCGGTGCGAGAGATCGAGGAGTCCGACGAAGAGGGCGGGTTCTTTGCACCAGGTGAACAGGAGGAGGGTGGCGTCGAAGTCCCCTCCTTCCTGGGCACCATGCGGCCTCTGCGTGACCCTGACGAGGAAGCTGACCATGAGGAACGACTGCTTAGGGAGGACTTTGTATGAGAATAGGTGAGGCTCACAAGTCCTCCGACCTTGTTCAGGCGCTGGAGGATGCGCGTAGCCGACGTGAGGATGCTCGCAAGGGCTTTGAGGTCCAGTGGTGGAACAACATCGCGCTGGTCGCGGGTGACCATAACGCCTCATGGAGTCCGACGACGGGCAAGTACGAGGACCGTGACACGACCTTCGACAGTGATGTGGACGCTAAGAAGCCGAAGTTGGTCATCAACCACGCCCTCTCGATTGGTCGTACGGAGCTGGCGAAGCTCACGAAGGCTCACCCGGTCATGGACGTTGTTGCTAATTCCGACGAGCAGGAGGACATTGCGGCAGCGAAGGTCGCTAAAAGCGCTCTGGACGCCTGTGAGTGGCGTTTCAAGCTGCGTAAGCGCCGTAAGCAGGCTCTGTGGTGGATGATCCAGTGTGGGTTGGGTGCTATCTACGTCGGCTGGGACTACTTGGACGACGAGGCAGGCAACCTGGAGTACGTGATCGACCCCGCCACAGGTGATCCTACCTTCGACCCCATCCGTCAGAAGGCTCTGATGGAGGCCTATGACCGTGGGGAGGGTGCGGAGCCGTCAAAGGAGACGTACCCGCTTGGTGAGTGCGAGTTCAAGGTCTACTCGCCGTTCCAGTTGCTGCCGGACGAGACGGCGTTGGACTTCGATGAGATCAAGGACCTTATCTGCACCGAGGTCGTCGATGTGGACGTGCTCAGGTCCATCTACGGCAAGGCTGCGAAGAACATCAAGCCCGACTCGCATGCTGCGCTTGGGGTGATGGAGCAGCGCATGCTGGCTCGGTCGGGCATCGCAGGCGGTAATGCCGGTGGTACTGCCACGGTGGAGAACGGGGTGAAGGTTCACACCTATTTCCTGCTGCCTAACACCTACCGTGGCAACAAGTACCTCGAGAAGGGCATCTACATCCGGTGGTGTAACTCCAACGTGCTGCTGGACGCGTCGGAGGCCTTCCCGTATGCTGACGGGCGCATGCCGTTCGTCTTCTTCCAGCACGTCCCGAGCGCCACAACGATCTGGCCTGACTCCATCATGACCCACATCCGTGGCCCCAACCTCGAGGTCGACAAGACCATCAGTCAGCTGATCGACAATAAGGACTACATGGCCAACCCCATGTGGCGGGTGGCGACTCAGCACCGTATCCGCGGAGAGATCAAGAACGTGGCGGGTGGCATCGTGAGGTACCGCCATGTGCCTAATGTGCCACCTCCGGAGCCGATGCCAGGCCTGCAGATGCCGACGCAGGTGGAGAACCTGCTACAGGGTCTCAGAGCGCAGATCCTAGATATCTCAGGCCAGTCGGAGGTGGCACGTGGCCGTGTTCCAAGCGGGGTCCGCAGTGGCGTTGCCGTCGCCTACCTCCAGGAGGAGGACGATAGCAAGATCGCGCCGACGGTGGAGAACATGGAGGAAGCGATTGCGCTTATGGGGAGCCTCACGCTCTCGCGCTTCTCACAGTTCTACTCTGTGGAACGTACTCTGCGGTACTACCGTCACGATGGGGTCTTCGACGTCCTGAAGTTCAAGGGTGCGGACCTCAAGAACAACACCGACGTGGTAACGCAGTCTGGCTCGGCGATGCCGAAGTCGAAGGCTGCGCGCCAGCAGTACACTCTCGAGCTCGTGGGCCTTGGCATCCTCACTGACCGTAAGAAAATTGAGGAGATGCTGGAGATCGGCATGGGCGAGAAGACGTCTGAGGAGAAGGCGATAGCACAGGCCGAACGTGAGAATGCCTACATGCGCCATGGACTGCCGGATGCGCTCTACAAGCCCAATGAGGACATGGACGAGCAGACCCAGAAGGTCACTGTGGCGGTCCCTGTCAAGCGGTACCACAACCACGAGCTCCACATGCAGATCCACACGGACGAACTGCTGGAGGAGGATTATGACGAGCTGGCCATCTCCAGTCCTGAGATTCTCCGGCTCTTCGACGAACATATAGCTCAACACCAAAAGTTCCTCGAAGAGGCCATGCAGAAGCAGATGCAAGCTCAGTTGGCCGCGAAGGGCGCTCCCGAAGGCATGCCCGCAGGTCAACAGGCAGCAGGACCACCCGCAATGCCTGGGGGCAATGGTAATGAGGCTGCTGCGGGTCAGCCTACCTCGTTCCGTCAGATCACCGACGTACCCACAGGTGGTGGCGCTGGCGAGTTGAGCGCTATGACCATGAGACCTGGGCCGACGTAACATGCCGTACGCCAACGTACCCAAAGCACTGTGGCCCAAGATGGAGAGGTGCGTGGCTGAGGTCAAGAAGAAGGGAGGCAAGAAGGATCCATACGCCATCTGTTACGCCTCTGTGGTGGGTTCTGGCGTTGCTGACGCCGCTAAGAAGCGAATGAAGAAGAAGGGAGGGTAATGAGCACTCCAGAGGTCAATGCGACTCCGGCTGCTGTCGAGCTGGCAGCTGCCAACCAGGTGGACCTCGAAGACGTCGAGGGGACGGGCACAGACGGCCGTGTCACGGTCGACGATGTCCGCTCCTACGTCGAGGACAGTGGGGAAGACCTGGTGCCGGTCGACCAGGAGACCATCGACTCCATGCGAGACGAGGCCGACAGTGGGGACGACGGCGAGGCTTCCGAGCCGAACCCGGAGACCGACACGGCTCTCGAGGAGTACGACTCGACGGGTCCGAAGCCCAGCGAAAAGGTCCCGCCCGCGTTCGCCGACGGCGAGCTGGATCGGGAGGACATCCCGGAGGCCGAGTATGAGGGTGAGAAGCCTGCGCTCGTGCTTGCCGGGTACTGGGTGAAGCTCGGCTCCGACGATGACGTGCCCGAGGAATTCTGGGGCGCCATCGCTGCGGTCGTCGAGTCCCCCTGGACTCCCGTGCCGTTCGCCCATGACTCCGAGGAGGAGATTACGGGCTACCGCTTCGACGAGGACAAGAAGTACCTCGTCAAGCTCCGTGGTGCGTCCGAGGCGCTCATCGAGGTGCCGGCCGAGAGCATCGTCGAGGCCGCACAGGACCGACCGAACATCCTCAACTACGCCTGATGGCAAGTCCCTCCAACATCAACGAGGTGATGGCCAAGATCGAGGAGAAGGCCATCCGCACGAAGGAAGGCAGCTTCGTGAAGTTGGAGGACGTAAGGAGGCTGCTCGACGAACAGAAGAAGGAAGCAGAGGAACAGAAGAAGTCCGACATACCCGAGCGGATGACCGTCGAACAGGCGCGAGCCCGCATCAAGAAGGACGAGGATCTCTTGAAGGACTTCCCGACTACCCCTCGGGAGCCTGGCAAGTCGATTCCGGCCAACGAGCCCCAACCGTCGTCGAGGACGTAAAGCGTAGGGCTAGAGAGGATAAGCAATGAGTGGAATGGCAGAAGAGATCCAGCGCCAGATCGACCAAGATGGTGGTGCGGGTCTAGCACCGGGCAGCGGGGAAACTCCGCCCGCTGAGCAGGCACCGGCCGCGGGGCCGTCAACAACCGAGACGCCTGGTCAGCAGGGACCCCCGGAGGCGATTCCGTACGCCCGCTTCAAGGAGGTAAACGACCGGCTTGCCGAGCTCAAGGGGGACGAAGAGCTGGCACAGTACGGTTATGACCCTGACTCCTTGGGTCGCTTGGCTGCGTTCGAAGCTCAGTACATGACGGATCCCGTGGCTACGGTCGCGCGGATGGTGGAAGACCTCGACGTGCCACAGGAGTTGAAGGACCAGTTGACTTCGCTTGCAGGCAAGCCCGCAGGCTCATCGACTCCTTCGCAGACTCCTGAGGGCGGAGGGACCCCTGAGCCACCCGCAACCGACACGAGCCACTTGCCACCCGACGTACAGGAGAAGCTTCGCTGGATCGATCAGAAGCAGGCAGAGGAGGCCCAGCAGGCCAACGAAGCCGTTCTCGATTCGGTACTCAGCCACTGGGACAACCTGGACAGAGAGGCGAATCTCGAGACTCCGAAGCACGTCCAGCTCGCTTTCGTCAGTGCCGCAGCAGCAGGTGGAGGTTTCACCAACACCCAGCAGCTCGCGGAGATGGCGAGGGGACAGCTGATGGCGTACCGGGACTCGACTCTGGGAGCGGTTGTCGGAAGCGGTCGAGCGGGAGGCGCACCTGCGCTGCCCGGTGGTGGACCTGCTGCCCCGTCACTGCCGCAGTTCGCGGACATTCGGGACGCAAGCAAGCAGGCCCTCGCCGACATCCAGGCAGGTAGACTCCCAACGTAAAGGAGCTGACGGCATGGCACTAGGATACAGCGTTGTACGCCGTGGCTCTGCTGGGGACCTGATGTTCCGGGTGGTCGACGTGACCCTCGACAACGCCTACGCGGCGGGAGGGTATACGCTCGATCCCCAGAAGTTGGGCTTCGGCCTCAACGGTCGGGTCCATGTGGCGATCTGCTCGCCCGTGAGTGGGTTCGTGCTCGAGTACGCGCCTGCCACGAGCAAGTTGTTCGTCCGGGACCATTCTGGTGCCGCAGGGGCAGTTGCTCCGGAAGTCCCCAACAACGCCGCAGCACTCAGCGGTCTCGTCACGCGAGTCCTCGCGTTCGGCGACGGCCACGGATAAGGGAGGGAGGAAGAGCTAAATGGCACAGCAGACCACTACCGCTGCCGACGCTATCCTCCAGAACTACTACCTGCCTGTAGTTCGGGAGATGGTCAATCAGCGGGCTGTTCTTCTGTTCGGCTACACCCCGTCGGAGCTCGATGCCGGCATGGGCAAGGCAAACGCCATCAAGGGCGAGACCATGGACTATCGTGGTATCTCCCGCGACGCCGATCAGATCCAGTTCGCGGGTCGCCAGTGGGTCGTTGCACTCCACACCAGCCGCAACGAGTCCGGAACGGCACGTGCCGAGGGTGGCACACTGCCGGCGCCGGGCATCCAGGGCTGGGCCGACCTGATCGACACCATCAAGAAGCTCTACAAGCAGATCCAGATCACCGGGTTTGCTCTCGAGGTGTCGGAGAGGTCGATCGGCTCCTACGTTCGGCTGCTCGAGGCCGAGACTGTGGGGGCCGTCAACGATCTGCGCAAGGACATGAACCGCCAGGCGTACGGCGATCAGACCGGCACGCTCTGCCAGATCACCGCGGACGGTTCCAATACGTTCACGGTGGACAACCTGCAGTACCTGCGGGTCGGGATGAAGATCGACGTGGTGAACGCCTCGACTGACGCGGTCCTCGCGTCCGACAGGACCATCACGGCGATCAACACCTCCACCCGCGTCGTGACCTACGACGGAGCCGACGTGACCGTGGTCGCCGGTACCCATGTGCCCGTAGTTCAGGGCAACTGGAAGCTGGAGATCAACGGCCTCCGGAAGATCACCCGCTCCGACCTGTCCCAGAACTACACCCTCCACGGGATCAACGCCTCGACGGCAGGGAACGAGTACTGGCAGGCCTCGCAGGTGAACGGCAACAACGCCGTCTTCGACGAGGACGTCGGACAGTTGCTGATGGACAACATCGGCGCCAAGGGGTGGGACACGGAGATGATCCTGACCACCCGCGGTGTCCGGCGTCGGTACGTCAACACGCTCAAGGCAGCGAAGAGGTTCAACGACGGCCAGTCGCTGAAGCTGCACGGTGGCTTCACCTACATCGACTACAACGGCGTCCCGCTCCTCTTCGACGACGACTGCCCGAAGCAGCACATGTTCTTCATCCGCCCCGACGACTTCCTGTGGATCAACCTGAACGGGAACGACTTCCGGTGGATGCAGAGGGACGGGGCGATCCTCCGTAAGGTGGAGAACCCGGACCTCGACGCCTACAAGGCGACCCTCTACAAGTACTCCGACCTCGGGGTTACTCGGCGGGGCTCGCAGGGCGTCATCTACAACCTCGCGGACGACATTCCGTAGAGAGGACGACGGACGATGGAGCTGCACGCTGTCAAGTGCTTCTATACTGACCGCGAAGGCATGGTGGAGCTAGAGGACGACGTGCTCTCCATCGTCCGTCAGGTTCGCGAGCTGTACGGCGACCGTGTGAAGGTGCACTGGGAGCCCACGACCGAGCAGTACGTCTTCGTAGAGAACGGCGGGGACGGTACTGAGAAGTTGATCTTCACCACGCCAGACCTGGATGGTCGAGCACTCGACCGACTGATCGCATCAGATAGTCGTGCGCGAGGCTATGAGGACGCCTACGACAAACTAGAGCGAGCGCAGGACCAGGCTCAGGCTGAGCGTGACAAGCAGCACTTGGAAGGTGTCCGCGAGGCGGGTGAGATGCTACACTGGGTCCTCAACAAGGAGTCCCGGATCTTCGTCCCCAGGGGTGAGAATGCCTGATGCCAACGGACAGATGCAGCTCATCGACTTCCGCAACGAGCTGAAGAACCGCGGGTTCGATGGCTTCTCCAACGACGACCTGAACCAGCTCATCAACCGAGGTTACTTCTACGTCCATCGCAAGACTCAGACCTACTGGGACAAGAAGGACTACTCGGGTGCGATGCCCGCCGACGGTCAGCTCTCTGTAGGTGAGACGGGGTCTGTAACTGGGTTCAAGACTGTAGAGGCAGTCTACTTCAAGCGGGGCGACATCTACCAGCGACTGGACGCCATCGACGACTCGGTGTTCCGTGAGACCTACTTCCCGGAGTACCAGCGAGGCGGTAGTGCTGATATACCGACTGCCTACTACATCGACGGCACCACACTGTGGGCCCTGCCGAAGGTGAGGTCAGTGACGGGTGCGACCATCGAGCTGAGGTACAACAGCCGTCCTGCGCCCCTCCTCACTGATGCTCAAGTCCCCGTCACGCCCATCGACTACGATGAGGTCATCCTCCTATCAGCATTGATCCGCGCGCACAAGCGAGCGAACGAGATGCAGCTGGCCATCGTTGTCCAATCTGACCTTGACGACGCTTTCGAGGATATCCACGTCCTCGAGCAGACTCGGATGCAGGATCAGCAGGAGCGGGTTGTACCCGACAACGGATGGCTCTAGGACCTCGCGATATTCCTGTTACTCGTGAGCAGGTCTACGACTGGCTGCAGGAGTACGAGGGCCAGATAAGGGGGACCAAGAAGATGAGGGAGTTCATCGTGGAGAAGCTCGAGGAAGCAGAGATCGACCCCGAGCAGATGGTGGACACCGCATCGAATGATAGCCTCGAGGCCGAAACTGCGCTGGCGGACGTAATCCTCCTCGACATTGAGAGCTATGGCTAAGGCTGCAACCACAGGCACACCGGGCACTGGGATCGTTTCACGCGGTCAGGGCTTCGATGGCGGAGTCAACATCCGCGACGCTGTGACTCAGCTGAAGGCCAACGAGTGTCGTAAGCTGGAAAACGGGGTCCTCGACGAGCGTGGCGGCTTTGCGAAGCGGCTCGGTATGGTGGGTAAGGGGCCGTTCGGGTCTGCTGCCCATAGGGTGCTGAGCATTTACACCTTCTATCGTGTGGGCTCTGCGCCGCAGGTGATTATCCACACCACCAACGGCGACGTGCTCTACACCAACAACCCCGAGGCGGCAACGATTACCTGGGGTACCATCGCTACGGGCCAGTCTACGACGGAGCCCTATAGCTTCGAGACCTTTGCGAACAAGCTCTACATGAGCAACGGTGTTGACCCCTACGCTGCGTGGGATGGTACGACCCGGACTACCTTTCCCTCTGCGCCCAAGGGTAAGTACCTCCGCTTGTGGAAGGATACGATGTGGGTAGCCGGCGTAACTGGCCTGCCCGACCGTGTCTACTCTAGCAATCCCGGTGACGCAGAGACCTTCGCTGTGTCCGGGTGGATCGATATTGCCAAGGGAGATGGCGATCAGGTCTTCGCGCTCGCGACGGACGGCATGTTCCTCATCATCGGCAAGCGTAACCGCGCCATGTCAATGTCGGACCCCGTGACGTTCGCTAACCGCGTCGTGGACTTCGAGAAGGGCTTCGAAAGCCACTTCTCTGTGGCACAGTTCGAGGGCGCCATTTACTACCTTTCGAGGCGCGGAATCTGTCTGTGGTTGGGTGATACCCCGTCACGGATCATTAGTGGCAAAGTCGACCCGTTGTTCGACCCTACGATTCTGAACCTCGACGCTCTAAAGATCTCCACGGCGTACACCTACGAAAACCGCATCGGTTGGACGTTCGCTGAGGTGGGTGAAACAGCTGCTACCCTGCAGCTCGAGTATTACCCGCGGCTGATGGGTGAGGGTGAGAGCGCGGGGCCGTTCGCGTTTCAGCGGATGCCTGCACAGTGCTTCACGCGGTGGCGGTATGGTACAATCGACCGCCTCTTCGCAGCGAGTAACAAGGCCAACAAGGTACTACAGGCCTTCGGTCCCGTGGGTACGGACGATGGTGATAGCTTCGCTTCAATCGCTGAGACAGGCGCGTTGGACTTCGACCGCCCCACGGTGTACAAGTACCTGCGTCGCATGAGACTGCTGGGTCGTGGCCAGTTCAACCTCCTCATGCTTCGTAACTTCCGCGTGGACATCTACAAGACCTTCGTGATCGACATGGCCTCTGTGGGTGACCTTTGGGCTCCGAGTGATATCTGGGGCACTGATACTTGGGGACCTCAGGCTCTGTTGCAGGAGGCAAAGCTTCACCCCGATGCCTATGTGAGGTTCCTTACGCTGAGGTTCACGGACTCAGACCCCGACACAGGCACTAAGCCCATCCCTGTGGGTTCTCGTGATTACCGCATTACTGCTGGTGAGTGGGGTGTTTACGGCTACAACATGGACGCTATAGTGCTTGGGGTGCGAGACTGATGACTGCCTACAACGTGGTCAATGCGGGCAGTCTCGTCGCGGGCGAGCCGGAGGATATCTCGGTCATCCTTGCCAATCTCCAAGCCATTGCAGCGGTCATCAATGGTGGCTTGGACGACTCAAACCTGAACCCCGCTGCTAGCATCGTTGCCTCTAAGCTCGCGTTGTACCCTGCAGACGCTACTAAGTTCCTGAGGGGTGACGGCACCTGGAACCCAACAGCAAGTTACGGGACGACACTCCCTGCCTCTCCCGCCGATGGGCAGGAGGCAATCCTCGTCGACTCGCTCACGAATCCCACCTACCAGTGGCGCTTCCGATACAATGCTGGATCGTCGTCGCCGTACAAGTGGGAGTTCATTGGTGGTGCTCCCTTACACGCGGACGTTTTTGCCGATGAGACTTGGACACCTACCTCAGCGTGGACGGACACAACTGGACCTCGCATCGTCCTACCGCGAGCTGGTGACTACCATGCAACTGGTGGTAGTATCCAGATGACCAATGTCCAGGATACCCACTACATGGGACTCTTCAACGGGACTATAACTCAGCTTGGGATGTATACGATAGCTGCAACTGCAGCTAACACTTGGTCGGCATTGGTAATGTCAGCTGTCGGGAAAGGTTTGGCGGCAGCAACAGACATTCGCCTGCGGCATCAGCACGGGGCGGCAGGTACTGCACACGCCCAAGCTCGATGGCTCGACGTTGTACCGGTGAGGGTCTCGTGACAGCCTATAACATCGTCAATGCCCCTAGTCTGGTTGCGGGCCAGCCTGAGGATATCTCTGTCGTCCTCGCGAATCTGCAGGCTATCGCAGCCGTGGTAAATGGGAACCTCGATGACACCAACCTCAACGCGGCTGCTGCTATTGCTGCGTCGAAGCTTGCGGGATATCCCACAGATCCCTTGAAGGTGCTCAGGGGTGATGGGTCTTGGGGTACACCGCCCGCGTCGATGAGCTACGGCACTGCGCTTCCGGGGTCACCCGCCGACGGACGCGAGCACGTCCTTGTCGATTCCCTCACCGCCCCCACTTACATGTGGCACCTCCGCTACAATGCGGGCGCTACCGGGCCCAACAAGTGGGAGTTCATTGGGGGCACAGATCTCTTGCTACTGAACACGACTGCTGAGGCTATAACGTCGGGTGCTGGTGCTTGGGGAGATACTGCTACGGTTGGCCCTACGTTTACTGCTCCCCGTGCCGGTGCCTACAAGGCAGTGGCTGAGTGCCTCTTCTTGAATAATGCCGCTGCTGCTCAGGCGTATGTGCAGATGGGGCTTGGCTATAACGCGGGTTGGTCTACCCCCTTCTTCCAGCTCCTCACGAACTTCCCCGCAACCACAGGTGTCTACCAGTCGGTCAGTGGCTCTACCATTGCAAACCTAACGGCAGGTCAGGTACTACAGGCAAGGTACTTCAGGCAGGCCGCAACTGCCGTAACCGTGCAGTCTCGTGTCCTGCGTATCTCACCGGTGGCACTGGCATGACTGCCTACAACGTCATTGGTGCTACATCACTGGCCGCAGGTCAGCCCGAGGACGTGTCGGTCATCCTTGCGAATCTCCAAGCTATCGCTGCGGTAATCAACGGCCAGATTGACAACGCCAACCTTAGCCCCGCCGCTGCCGTCGTAGCATCGAAACTCGCCGGGTACCCCGCAGACGCATCGAAGGTACTTCGTGGCGATGGGTCATGGGCTACAGTCAGCGTCCCCTCGAGCATTCCCCTGGGAGCTCTGATGATGTGGCCTACCCTCACTGCACCCACAGACTGGTTGCTGTGTGACGGTGCCTCTTTGGATCGCACGACCTACGCAGCACTCTTTGCGGTGATTGGGGCCACATACGGCGCGGTCGATGGCACACACTTCACCCTCCCAGACCTTCGTGGCCGCGTGCCTGTGGGTAGAGGATCCAATGCCCTAGTTAGTACTCTGGGCAATAACGATGGTGTGGCAGAGGCCAACCGCCGACCGAAGCATAGGCACACACCCCACGCCCACACATACTGGGGTTCTGCTGCGGGGTCATCTGTCCCGGCCATCGTGAACCTAAGAGATGCTAACACTCCCGTCACGTCTAGTGCTAACGACGGCGGCTCGGGTGTCGCTACCGATTCCCTCGATGCGCCCGCTTACCAGGTGGTCAACTACATCATCAAGGCAGTCTAATGGCTATCACCTTCCCTACACGCGCGCGCCGAGATGACCCGAATGGGCACATGGTCGTGCAGCAGAACCTCGAGTTTCTTAGGGATGAGGTCGATAAGCTACTCGCCAAGTTCAGGCAGGGAGTCGCATCCATCTCCAATCCAGCCACCACTGTGGTGATCACTCATGGTCTGGGGCAAGCAAACTACTCAGTGACAGCCACTCCTACCAATGGTGACGTGGGTAGTAGGTGGTGGATCGAGAATAAGACTACTAACCAGTTCACGATCAGGGTCCAGACAACCCCCGGTGGTACAGCAACCTTCGATTGGGTGGTGAAAGGAGTCTAATGTCCACAATGTTCTTCCCCCAGGCCAAGCCTCTGGGTAGGGATGTGAACCTACCGGGCGCAGCAAAGGGTCAGGACTCTCAGTATACTGCCGCAGAGGCACAACTGAGAGCGGACATCAACCGCCGTTACGCTGATATCCTTCAGAATCTGGGCTACCAGAACGACAAGGGTGAGTTCATCCCTGGCGAGGTCGAGGCGCAGGCCGCACGACAGCGCCCGGAGATCCAGCGCAACAAGCAGTTCGCGGAGGAGGACGTCACGAAACAGTCCCAGAGGGAAGGTACACTCTTCTCAGGACTTCGTGCCGAGAACACCGCGCGGGCCCAGCACCCCTTCGTCCAGGCTCTCGCCGACCTCGACGTGGACGTGCCGAAGCAGCTCAATCGTCTGTACGAGGAGGCAGGCCGCACCTTGCAGGATTACACCATTCAGAACAACCTGTTGCTTGCGGACGCTGCTGCGCGTGCCAGTGCACGTGCTGCTGCCGCTTCGTATGGTGGGGGCGGCGGCGGGTACGACTACGGCGGAGGCGGCGGTGATGGTGGGGTTCAGCAGGGTGTTCCCGCGTTCAACCTCGGCATGCAACTCCCCGAGAACTCGGGCCTCAACACCGTCGACGACTGGATCAACCAGCAGATGCTGGCTGCTCAAAGGCAGAACCGGTTCCAGTCAGGTAACTGATCATGCCGCTCGCACCACAAGTCGCAAACCCTGGCTCCCGAGGTCAGGACTCCAGGTACAAGTTCGATCCCACCTTCATGGTCGATCTTGGAGGTGGGATCGTTACCGATGGTCAGTACACATACCGCATGGACGAGAACGGGCCAGACTCCATGCTGTCCCTCGACCGCCCGTCCGTGAACGCAGGCAATATCCCGCCAGCCGATGATACTGACTCGGTCATGCGGTACAGCCAGTCCCTGCGCCCAGGTCAGGGTGTGGGTACAGGAGGCGGCCCGTCACTACCTCCCCCACCCCCACAGCGTGAGTTCGTCTCTATGCCCAAGCTCAAGATGGGCCAGCAGATGGACCCGAGCCTGCAGTTCATCGACGTTGGTCCTAGCTCTTGGAGCGATCCTAACTACGGGGCACAGAACAAGGTGCAGTACCGAAGCATGATCGAGGCCCTACTGCCCTTGATCCGGAAGAACAACCCGGGGCTCTACACGAACACGGCGGACTTTACCAAGGACGTCGATGCCATCATGGCAGGCAATCCCAACCTCTACAAGCCTCGCCCCGTAACGCCAGTCGTCGCACCCAAGGCGGTAGCGCCTAGGACGATCCAGCCCCAGACGAAGCAGCCGGCGGTGATACTGCCAAAGCCCGCACCCAGACCCCAGTCTGTGGGTCATCCGCCTCCAATGCGGAATCCCCTACCAGTGAAGCCCATTCCCCAGAAGCCCCCACCGAAGGTAATCCTACCAACGAAGAGGCCGAGTAGAGGATGAGCAGCTACGCGAACGACCCAATTTACCAGCGCACCGCAGCTGAGGTCGCTGCTGAGATGGCGGCCGCGTCTGCTCCCATCGAGAGGGCTATCTCAGGCGCACAGCAGGATCAGGCTGGCGCACTACAGTCCATCGGCAACCTGTTCAGCGGTCTGCAGCCGAGCGTCGAGAATGCCACCAGGTGGGTGGGTGAGCAGTACGACCAGGCTATGGGTGCTGAGCAGGGCATCTACAACGCAGCCAATCAGCGGCTTGCCCAGATGCGTGAGGCTCGTGCCTCGGACGCACAGCGCATGGCTCAGATGATCGGTGGGCCTGTCGCTGTGAGTGAGTTCACCGCTGGCGTCGAGCCCTCACAGCAGTACTACGCGCAGTCGGGAGGGGGCCAGCTGCTCCACAGTCTGGCGTTGGCGCAGGCTGGTAAGCAGGAAGCGGCTGCGTTCTCAGGCCAGGTCTTCCCACTGCTGCGTACTGAGCAGGAGGCTGACGTCAGGTCCACGTTCGGCAAGCGCATCGCAGAGTTGAGAGGACAACTCTCAGACCTGCAGGCACAAAAGACTTCAGCGATCAACTCGCGGTTCTTCGAGAGGCAGAAGGCCGAGCGCGAGTACGAGCTCAGCAAGCAGGAAATGCAGCTCAAGAAGATCGCGCAGGACCGTGACTGGAAGGCTACACTCAAGTCTCTGGCACAGGACAATGCTCGCCTGAAGCTGGCACAGGCCGAGTCGAAGCGGGCCGAGTCCGTGCTCACGGGCAAGTACAAGAACAAGCCCACGCAGGCTGCAATCAGTCAGGCAGCGACCATCGCTCAGGGCAAGAAGGATGCGGCACTCCGCGAGAAGGAGATCAACGCCAGCATCCAGAACATGACGACCAACCAGAAGCTTGAGGCACAGCGGCTGGGGCTGACGGCACGTGAGCTGGCTGCGAAGGAATGGGACATGCAGAACACTGCCAAGCTCAAGGCTGTCGAGCTCGGCAACAATCAGCGCCAGCTGGCTATGGAGATCGTCGACCAGGCTATCTCACCTGAGCAGGGCAAGAAGATCTCTCAGACCGTCACCACCGAGGTCGACCGCATGACTGCGCTCACGAACAAGAAGGCTTACGGCATCAAGGACCCGACTACGGGCGAGATGCACTACTACCTCGACCGTACGGTCACACTGCCTGGCTCGAGTGTTCCGGGTGTCAAGGATCCCCAGAAGCTGTACGAAATCCTCGTCGGTTATCAGATCCCGCCACAGATGGCGGAGGGCATCGTCGAGTCCAAGCTCAGTGCTCCGACGTTCGAGCCTGGCAAGGTGAAGTACACCAAGTCGGAGATGAAGACCATGCCGTTCAGTCAGCTCCGAGGCGTAGCGATGCAGCTGGGCTACCAGCCGAAGGGTAACGCTACCCGCAACAAGCTGATGGCCTACGTCGCTAGCAGGGTCAACAAGAAGAAGTAATGCCACTCCCCCGCAGACCGATAGATCCCCTGAACCCCGCTGGTAGTCTTGGTCCTCCGAGGCTGGGTCAGGGTGTGCCTGGCGGCATTCGACGGCTGCAGCCTAGCCTCATCAACCCACTGAATCCGGCCTCGTCGATGAATGCCGCACGTCGCCCGCAGCAGGCGCTGGAGGATAAGTGGGAGAGGTTCAAGTCGTACCCGCGCCCGATGGTGGCTGAGCTGATCGGCAAGAAGGTGCAGGCTGCTCGCAGTCAGAACTGGCCCAGTGAAGAGGAACTGAGCCTGTCCGACAAGGAGATCGCTGACCTTCGTAGGATGGGTGTAGACAAGGACATGATCCCCTTGCTGCAGGACGTGGTGAGGGGTAAGCGTCAGTTTGGCCAGGGTCATGCTACTCACCGCTCGACGCTTACTGCTGTCAGTCGTGGGCTGGGCGCTATCGAGGCGACAGGTGCGGGGTTCTTCTCAGGCACGGAGGAATACCAGCGCAAGCATCATTACCAGGGCAAGCTACTCGACTACGTCTCTCACCCCTCCCGCATCTACAAGGAGCTGGGGGCTGGGTTCAGTGAAGTGCCTCACTCGGTTCGCACTGGGAAGACTTACGGTGACCTGCTGAGGGAGACTACCGACAAGAACTCACTGACTCACAAGTGGGCTATGCCTATCGGCCTCGGTATGTCCATCTTCTTCGATCCAACGACTTACCTGTCGTTCGGTGCCACCAGCGCCTCGAAGACCGCAGCGTATCACATCCTCGCAGAGGCTGACAAGCAGTCGTCGAAGGCTGCCACCAAGCTCATCATGGACAACTTCGGTAAGAACATCGACACCGTCCATGGTGCTGTCAAGGCGAACTGGAAGAACTTCGATGAGATTCAGGCTCACGTCCGATACCAGAGCGGCTCCCCCTGGACGCTGGGGGATGCGCTCGACCAGCTCAAGGCTGTGGGCCTGAATCAGAAGGACCAGATTCGCCGCACCAAGAACTTCACTGACCCCATGACTGGCATCACTGCCAAGGCTACTGCACGACAGCGGCTGGGTGCTACACTCATGCCTCAGAATGTGCTCGGCGGTCGAGGCATTCGCTTCGCTGGTAAGGAGATTCCGGGTACGCCACAGTTGGGTGCGAAGTTGGCTGGTGCGGGTCGTGGTATGGCTGCGGGTGAGAGCTTCGCTGCTCGCTTGGCTGAGGGTACCGGCGAGGCCCTGATCCCAGACTGGGGTGCTCGCCACGTCATCGAGGATGGTCGTCGTGCCAGCGCCCTCGTCGAGATGGCCCGATACAAGAGCTCTATCCAGAAGATTCAGACCGACATTGGTGCCAACGTCCGTGACCTTCAGCGCCCCTTCCTGGAGATTGCTGACGACATGGACCCCGACGAGTTGCTGCACACCCTCGCACCGGGAGTGAAGAAGGCATTCAGTGGAGTCGAGCCCCCTCGAGTGTTGGTGAAGCCTGAGGCACGTAGGGGTATCATGGCTATGGGTGACGATACCCTCGATATGGCCCAGCGTACTCTGAAGACCAACATCAGGGCTGCGGTGGATGACCAGATCGAGCAGGCAGTGAAGGCTGGCGTCACTCGCTCGTCCGTCACCAAGCTGTGGGACGATCTGGCTGGTCACTACGACGATCCGCTTAGGGCACTGGCTGAGTTCAAGTTCAAGGCTAGCGCACGAGCTCTGGGCAAGACCTTCGTCAAGGAGATTCTCAACGACCGTCGGTTTGCTCTGCCTATGAAGCCCATCCTGAGCGATGCTGCTGCTGAGAAGGCAGCAAAGGCTGCTGCTGCAGGTAAGGTCAGCGCTGACATCCTTGACGAGGTGCCCGCTGGCTTCGTCGAGTTCACCATGGGTAAGCAGCGGTGGGCTGTGTCTGACTCCATGATCGACGGGCTGCGTGACCTCACCAATCCGACGCGCCTCGATGGTGCACTGCAGCGCGGCTTCCGTAGGATGAACATCGTCCAGGACTGGTGGAAGCTGTACGCTACGTCACCGAACCCCGCCTTCCATGTGATGAACATGATCGGGGCTACCTGGAACAATGCGCTGGCTCACGTCTACAACCCAGGGGATTACTTCGACGCCATGCAGTACCTGTATCGCGGGCGTAAGGAGGAAGCTGCTAAGGTCGGTGCGAGGTTCGGTCCTCTCCGCAGAGTACCCCAGAGCACACCTGAGGGTAAGCAAGCACAGGCCATCCTCTCCGAGGCGGAGGCACGTTCGGGACTGGGTCGGTCGTCGTTCCTCTTCGGCGACGTGACACGAGGCCACTTCACACCAGGCCAATTGGCGATGAGTGACCAGCCTGTCAGTGAAACTTCCCCAATGTTCCACGAGATGGCAGGCCAGGCCCTCGAGTCTGGCAAGGGCTTGGCTGCACGGCAGCTCACACCTCCCGGCGGATTCCGTGAACCCTCTGTGGTGCATACACAGGTCAGGCAGGCTGCTGAGCACACGCAGATTCCAGCCCCCATCGAGCTAGTCCATCCTGCGATGATCCCGAATCCTGCTGAGCCTCTAACTGAAACTCAGCGGGAGACAATCCAGGCTGTCATCTCGAGGCATACTCACGGTCATGGCACAGCGCTCGACCCCAACGAGTTCAACATGGAGTATGTCCGTGAGCTCAAGGATATGCTTGATACAAGCAAGGCAGTGCCTCAGGTGAAGGTTGCATGGGCACCTGCTGAGGGCCTCGACCTTAGCCAGATCACCATCAATGATCTGACGGACCTTCCAGGCGTCAATGAGGCACTCGAGAAGTACGGTGGTAGGCTCGAGCACTCGGGTGCTGGCTTCGGTAGGCAAGATATCGAGGTAGAGTTCGATACCGTCGAGCAGGCCCACGCCTTCGGCCGTGAAGTCGAGGAGCAACTGAACCGCCTGGGGTCTAGTGAACTCGATGTGGAAGCTGGCCTCGTGGGTGCTGAGTCCAATGCGCCCGTCTACGATAACCTCGATGAGCTGCTCACTTACCTCAAGGCCAATAAGAACTGGCGCGGTCCTGAGGACTTCCCGGAGGGCTCACTGGCTAGGCAGTACTCCTCGCCGAAGCCCCGCAACTGGGACGAGTTCCACGATGCGGTGATCGCTGACCTCGAGCGCCTCACGAAGGAGCAGAAGGTTCAGTACATCAAGCCTAGCTTCCCCGACGCCCCATTCCGCACGCCCGGTGAGATTGCATCGGATGCTGCTGCTAGCGGACACACATTCCCACCCATCTTCCGTCCTACACCTCAGCAGATGGAAGATAGTCCGTACATGCGCTACTTCCCGGTGCTGGTCGATAAGCGTGATAGCTCTAAGATCTTCATCGGTAGTCCCGAGGATACTCACGACGATATCCTTGCGAGGTGGGGCGTCCCTGAGCCAAGCGACCCCGAAGAGTGGGCTCAGTACATCCAGGGTACAGGCGTCTTCAATGATGACGGCTCCATTGCTAAGATCAACATCTTCGCGGATAGCGACTACGATATCCCTCAGCACTTCGTCGAGGGTGCCCCCGCATGGGATGATCCCACCCGCCTCATGGGGGGTCCCGAAGGTGAGAAGCTGCAGAAGGCTGCTCTCGACAAGGCCAATGAGATCTACGCTCGCGTGTCGGACAAGCGTGTTGCTCGGATAGCACCTTCGGTCCGCGACCTCGCGGGTGACAAGCCCTACCTCTCATACTTCCGCGTATACCAGGACCCGAAGAACCCAGACTTCGTGATCGCTGGCGCTCCGGGCGACGATCACTACGAGGTGGTAGACGAGCTGGGCCTGAACCCCGAGCAGGTCAAGGACTGGTATCAGGGCACGGGCGTCTTCGACCCCGACACCGGCAAGATCGCCAACGTCAGCATCGTCCGTGAAGGCAACGACGACTGGGAGAAGGCCCCACTCATTCCCGACAACACGCAGGAGCTTAGCGAGCGCGCACTGACCGCAGCACGTGAGCTCTATGGTGAGACGGGTGCTAAGGTCGTCCCACAGGTGGTGCCCGAACAGCTCGTGGTCAAGGGCAAGCTTCGTAAGAAGGCCATCGCTAGGCAGTACGGTGTTACAGTTCCTCGTAAGGTCGCAGGCACAGCGCTCCTTGCGACAGGTAACCCGATTGGGTTCGTGGCGTTCATGCCTGAGCTCGCCCAAGCGGGCCGCAGACTGTCAGGGACCATCGAAGATATGGTGCGACTGGCACCCTTCCTGAAGTATTCCAAGAACCCTCAGATCGCTGGCGTTCTCCGCGAGTTTGGGCCTATCAACTCTGCCATGCAGATCGAGTACGAGGGCTTCACGAAGGCTGACCAGCAGATCATGTACGACATTGGGGCCAACATCTCACGCCAGTTCCAGTTCGACTACAGCAACCTCACCAACTTCGAGCGGTACGTCGCCAAGACCATCTTTCCGTTCTGGACGTACTACAAGAACAACCTCGCACTCCAGGTACAGCAGCTGGTCAAGCAGCCTCGCCTCTTCGGTGTGGCGCTGAAGACCATGAACTACATCAACGACAACGGCCAGAACTACGCGCTGGGACCGTGGGAGGAAATCCTGCCGAACTACTTCCAGAACCTGCAGGCCTTCCAGATCCCCGTGCCGAACTCGGTTCGTGGGCAGCTGGGCCTGCCAGAGAACATGCCGCTGTTCCTGAACCCGAAGATGCCCTTCCTCTCCATCAACCTGATCCCGAATGTGTGGGACATTCTGAGAGACCCCTCGAAGACTACGCCGCAGCAGTTGAGAGAACTCGTCGCACCTGTGGCAGGCGCATGGGGGCCCTTCTCACCCTTCCCCTTCGGTATTCCAGGCAGCAAGATCATGCTGGAGGCTGGTACGGGGTACAATCTGGGGCTGAATCGTCCCATCGACTGGCGCCGAGTCGAGTCTGGTGATACGCAGGAGGCCTACACCGAAGCACCGACCTTCATGAAGTACCTCCCCGACCAGCTCAACAAGTACTTCGGCATGTTCAAGGACCCCACGTCCGGCAAGCTGATGATAAGCCAGACTGGCAAGTACATCGTGGAGCAGATGACCACTCCCTTCATCAACAACCTCGGTAGTTCAGTGCCGATGCAGGGCGGCACCGAGGATGACATCTCGAGGCAGCGTGCTGACCTGGTGTCATGGCTCACCGGTGTACGCCTAATGCCCGCTGACGTACTGAGGCTGAACAGGAACTCTGCCTACACGCTGCTCAACGCACTCGAGGCCAAGCAGGATAGGCTCGATACGCAGGGCAAGACCATGAGTGAGCAGGACCTCGAACTGCTGGCGATGGTCCGCGCTGACCTAAAGGGCATTGAGGCACTGTGGGACATGAGGGAGATGGACGAGGAGGAGGCGAAGAATGCCCCGTAACCCGCTGCAGCTCATCGGCACCCTGCAGAAGGCTGGCTTCAAGGACGAGGGCCTCCGCACCGCGTTCGGCATCGCCATGCGTGAGAGTGGAGGTCGGCCTGACGCCTTCAACCCCGACGCCTCGACAGGCGACCGCAGCTATGGCCTCTTCCAGATCAATATGCTTGGCAATCTGGGGCCAGCGCGACGCCAGCAGTTCGGGCTCAAGAGTGATGACGAGCTATTTGACCCCATGACCAATGCCAAGGCTGCGTACCGCATGTCCAACGGTGGCAAGGACTTCGGTGCTTGGGGCATCGGACCGAATGCCTATCGCTCCGGGGCTGGCATGGAGACGATCAAGAAGTACTACGACCAGTTCCCGAAGATCCTTGCTGCTCAGCACAGCCCCAAGGTCAATGCCATGGCACAGCAGGCAGCCCGCAATCAGATCAGTGCCCAGAAGGAGATCAAGGACCCCACCTACATCGGGGCCATGTCGTCCCACATCTCCCAGATGTACGCCGGGCAGGAAGAGATCGCCAACGAAGTTGCTTCCTACATGAGCATGCAGGCTCAGGTCAACCAACGTATTCGTGAGGCTGCACCGTCGGAAACGACTCGCGGCCTTCTAGGGCGATTGGGAGGGTCGAGTGCGAGTATCGCTGAACGTGCAGCAGACAGGCCATTGCCACTACCCGAGTTCCCGTCCTTCCTCTACACTCCCAAGGAACCTCACCCGGTGGAGGAGGCCGCTACGCAGGCTCAGTACGGTGGGACACTCAAGCCTCCCATCAGTAGCAAGACGGGGAATGTGCCAGGCGTCGCTGACCCGAAGACACCCAAGGCCATTCAGCGGGTGCTGGCGATAGCTCACGATCAGATCGGGGTCCCATACGTGTGGGGCAAAGCAGATCCGAAGGGTGGGTTCGATTGCTCAGGTCTTATCGAGTACGCCTACGAGAAGGCTGGTATCCCGACCCCAGGCCGCCTTACCACATACAGTATGGCCAAGCTGGGCAAGTCGGTCAAGAACGACCAATACCGTCCCGGCGACTGGGTTATCACCAACGGAGGCAAGCACGTAGTGATGTACGTCGGTAAGGGTAAGGTCATCGCAGCTCCCCACACCGGTGAGCGCGTCCAGTACCAGGACTTGTCCCGCTTCAAGGGTGACATTGTGGACGTGAGGAGGTTCGTGTAATGCCCAACCTGCAGGATATCCTACCGCCTGGTCTCGATCCCGCCATGCTACAACAGGGTGGCCCTCCGGGCCCTGGCCCCATCTCTGGTGGTCAGATGGTACCCGGTTCACCTGGCCCACAGACGATGCCCGAGGTTGGTGGGCCTCCTCCGATGGGTGCCCCCGAGGGTGGTGGCCCTCAGACCATGCCTTCGCCTGGAGATCGCCCTGAGGTACCTGAGTCGGGGCTGAACCCAGCGTTCGAGGAGCGGTTCGTTGCTCTCCGCAATGCCGTCCGCGAACAGGGAGGTGATCTCTACATCTACTCCGGCCCGCGTAACAAGGAGCAACAGCAACAGCTCCTACAGGAGACTGCGGGTAAGTACGGGGATATGAAGGAGGCGATGAAGCGGGTCAAGCCACCGGGCAAGTCAACACACGACCCCGAGTACGGCGTCCCGCTTGGCATGGGGCCTGGCGCACTGGGTGCTGACATCCGAGGAGACCTGCACCTCGCACACAAGCTGGGTCCTCACTTCGGCCTCGTGTTTCCTAGCCAGCAACAGCCCTGGCACATGGAGTTCGCGGGGATCGACAAGATCAAGACCTAGGAGGCATCATGAGCACCACTGCAGAGCAGCTCGACGCTGGGTACGAGGTACGGCGGGTCGCGAAGGCTATCTACGCCGGCCTGTTCGCTGGGCTGGTGACGCTGGCTGCACTGTTCGTAGACGATATGACCTTCGACGACATCTCCGCGGCTTCGTGGATCGCCGTAGCTATCGCCTTCCTCGGTGGGTTCGGTGGTACCTATGCGATCCCGAACGCACAGCCCCCCGTCGTGAGCCAGTCGTCGACTCAGCGAGTGCCGGTCAAGTCCAGTTGACGAACGGCAACGGCAACCAGCTCGCGAGTCGAGCGATCATGGCCCTGGCGATCATCTCTCTCGTGGCAATCATCGGGGGAATCGTTGCCGGCTTCTTTCATGGGGCAACAGGCGCCATTGTCGCCATCGCAACAGGCGCTGTGGGTGGGATTGTGGCTATCGTCCTGAAGATGCAGGATACGAACAAGCCTTAGCTGTCGGGGTCCCACTCGCCCCGGCCGGGGGTCGCCTCCTCGCCCCTGCAGCGGGTGCCCGGTCTACGCCTCCTGATCGGGTGCCCGCTGATATTCGCATCGTCGAGTCGCAGATCGGGGCACGCGCGGAGCGCGCTTTAGAGCATGCTTACAGCGCTCGACACTGTTCGGCTGATTGAATACGTCAACCGAACAGTGCCGAACTTTAGAGTCGCTCTAGATCACCAAGGTTTGCAAGACCAAGGTGACCAATCTCTACCTGAGTCGACGAAGTAACGGTATGCTGCACGGGCCTGGACCCATGGGTTCCAGCCATGACCGTACTTTGATCGGGCATAGTAGCCCATCTGGAACAGTCCGAGGTACTGACCGTTCGTCGCTCCGATGGTCAAGCCGGATTCACATCGAGCAACGCGGATCGCTTGCTGACAGTGCGGGCCGAACACCTTACAGATTACTGCGGAGTTACGTTCTTTGTACCCTGCCTCTGCTGTTGGTGCGAAGGCTAGCATCACTAGGACGAGAGCCGTCGCAAGACATAGAGGGCCAAACCGCATCCATCACCTCTTCCTCTCCAGTTTCGCTAGAAGTTGGCGTACCTGATCCACAGACTCAACGACCGCGGCTATCCCTCCGGACCGTTTGATATCTGAGAGCACCACCTCTTGAATGAGGGAAGGCTTCCCGCCTGGTAGCTTGACTTCTAGCCCAATAAACCGACCCCTGTAGCAGACAAGAAGGTCGGGTATGCCAGCTTCCTGATAGGAGTCGTCCCCGTGGATCTTGAAGCTTCGCGCTCCTTGAGCCTCCAGGTATCGCTGGATCTTTTGGACTAGTTTCCTTTCAGGTTGCATCGAGGGATTGTACCATAAGACGGGGACCCCCCACCCGCAGGGGGAGATAGCAGGCAGGGAGTCCCCTACGAGCGGGCACTAAGAGGCGACAGCCCGCTCGATCCTAGAGGTCTTCGACATCCACGTCCTCGAGGTCCTCGTCGTCTTCTTCTTCCTCCTCGTCTTCGTCTTCCTCCTCCTCTTCCTCGGAGTCGTCGGACTCGACGGGGTTGGCCTCGTCACGCGGGAAGACCGAGGCAACCTGAGAGGTGATGCGGTCGTTGAACTCATTGTCCTCGACGGCTCCTCCCACGACCTTACCGTACAGTGTTTCGGGGTCGAAGTTGACCGCCTTCCCAGCGACGTTCTTGCCGAGCGCAGCATGGATCAGGTTCCTCAGATTCCACAGAGCATCGGGCTTGAGCGAGGTGTTCATCCTCAGCTTCTTCCCCTTGTGCTCACCCTCGTGGATCTGAAACGTCCAGCGCAGGTACTTCGCCCCGGACCTCTCGCCTGTCTCCTCGGTGCAGTCGACGATCTTGAGGATGTAATCACCCTCGGGCACTCGCACCCGTCCGCCTCCGCGACGGATCTCCTTGTCGACTCCACCGAAGTCGATCTTCATCTTCTTCGCCACTACGTCGCCTCCTCCTGACTCACTCCGTTGATGGTATCTATCATCTTGCTGATATCGGGCGCATCTACCCATGCCCCGAAGGCATTGTTACGGTCCTTCGTGTCGTACCGTTCGTTCGGCCCCGTGAGTAGACGGCGGCGTGTCACCTTCCTCCTCTTATCCCCCTTTCTGACGACCACCTGGCGTGTGTGCAGATAGCCTATTGTATCACACGCCGCCTCGAGATGTCCGCCGATGGCAGGTGATACAGCAGGCCCCACAGTGACGGCCCCAAGATCCTCGTCTTCCTCCTCGCCACCACCCTCGCGGTTGACGCGGGTGAGTGCCGTGAAGACTACATGCATGTCCAGGTTACGGTAGTTGGTGATCCAGTTCTTCATGAGCTTGGACACCTTACCGTAAATCTGCCTCGATGGCATGTCAGGATCACGGCTAGCATCGAGCGTTGCTGCCTCGCCTAGCACGAAGTTGAGGAACATGGTCTGTAGCCCAGTACACCCGTCCACAGCGACAGACCTGTACGGGTGCTGTCCTGATTGCAGGTACCAGTACGTCTCCACGAACTCGTCGATGCTCGCGATGCGGATGGCCTTCGGGTCGATATCCTTCTTGGTAGACTTCGTCCCCTTCTCGTCAATGTCCATCAGCAGTACATCAGGAGCTGTGGCAGCGAGTCGTGTCTTGCCTGCACCAGATCGCCCGTAGATCAGGATGCGCTCCCAGTCCTCGAACTCGCTGGCGTTTTTGATGCGGGCTTCTACCCGCTTGTTGATCTCCGACTGCGACGCGGGCCTAGCAGTTGTAGACCTACGCGTCGAGGAGGTCCTCTTTGCCATACCTCTCGCCTTCAAACTCGTAGTTAGCTTGGATGAGTGGGGTCACGTCCAGCCCTTGGAACTCTGCACAGCAGAGGTCGTGGTAGTCACAGCTGAACTTGCAGTTGTAGAAGTAGGACCTCGGCGGCACCTTCGACCTGCTCTGTATGTCTTGGATGGTCGAGATGTACTCCTTCAGCCCCCGGTCGATGCGGGAATCCTCGACGGGAATCCTCTCACGACGGAACCACAACTGCTCGCGACCCTTCAGATCGTCGATCTTCTCACGGTAGAAGTCGACCCACAACTTCCATTCGTCGCCGTGTGCCTCCTTGATAGCTTGCAGGTAAGTGTAGAGGTCCGTGTCCAACTTCTTGCGCCGCGTGACTGAGCCGGCTGGCCCTCGTGAGCTGTTACGCTGGAGGGTGTACGGTATCGTTGGAGCTTTCGTTCGACCGTAGTTGAAGACGAAGCCACGAATGTCAAGCCCCTTGCGTCGCAGGGCCCACACATACATCAGGGCCTGTGGGGACATCATTCGCTCGTCGGGTGCTGGGATCTGCCGGACCCACTTCGCATCCCAGATCCATAACCCACCGTACTCTAGGTCCTCGACGAGCAGGTCGATCATGCCCTTGAACCGTGCACCCCGAAGACCGGGTATGTCAGCGCTGATGATCTGCTCGATCACTGGCTTCTTGTCTATGATGACCACGTTGTAGCGGTCGCGGTCGTTCTTCCAGAACCTGAGGTATGACTTGAACAACCTCTCGCACTCGTCGTCCAGGTCTCCTAGGTCTTCCTTCTCCTCGTCGAAGAGGGCCTCAAACTCAGCTGCCAGGTCTTCCTGCAGTTCCTTCCAGGAGGACACGTCGTAGGTGTTGGGCCCGAACTTGATAGAGAACTCGGGCACCCCTGCCCACTGGTAGTGCAGTGCTTGCTGGAGTGCGTGCATCCACGACCCACGATAGAGAGGGAGCTTCTTCCTACGAGGCACCATCTCCTGTCGCGGACGACCACCGTACCGAGCAGCGTAGTCGTACCTGAAACTGTACTGCTTCTGGCAACGACGGAACTGCTTGACTCGGGACTGATTGTAGTTTATGACAGCCATAGCAGCACCCACACTATGAGGCCTACGAACCCCCAGATCACTGCCAGTATTCCCAGCGCGACTAGGCAACCCAGCACATCCCTCGCAGTGACTCTCCCCATACCGTTCATTGTATCATGCTCAGGAGTACCCAGTGAAGCCCAGGCCAGCAGCGTCGTCGATGCCCTGCCAGTACTGTCCCTCTTCAACGTCAGCCACGACAGGTACGGAGAAGTCGAGGCCGAACGTCTTCTTGAGTGGGAGATTCTCCATCACCTCCTTGATGATTGGCATGTAGTAGTCCACCTTATCCTCTCTAATCTCGAAGCCGATCTGGTCGTGGTTCGTCATGACCATCGCAGCCTCATGTGGGTTCATGTGCGGTTGCAGCTTTACCATCGTGAAGAGCATCATGTCCGACGCGCAGCCCTGCACGGGTGAGTTGATCGCCTGACGCTCAGCCTCCATGCGCACCGAGCGGTCACCTGAAAGCACGTCCGGCAGATGCCGTGTGCGTCCGAGGGGTGAGGTTACATACTGCACCTCATTCACCCTGCGCTTGACTCGCTCGTGCCACTTGAGCAGATCGGGGTACAACTCGAAGTACTTGGCGCGGAACAACTCAGCCTCGCCCAACGACACGGCAATCTGATAGCTCTTCGCTGCATAGTTCTGGAACTTCTTGGGGTACATGCCGTAGAGGAAACCGAAGTTGACGGCCTTCGCCTGCTTACGTTCCTCCTTGCCAATCTCGCTGGGGTGCTTGCCCGTGACCATCGACGCAGTGAGCAGATGAAGATCCTCTCCGAGGATGTACGCTCGCCGCATACGTCGCTCACCTGACACGTGGGCTGCGATCCTCAACTCGATCTGGGAGTAGTCTGCGCTGACGAACCTCCAACCCTGTGGGGCACCGATCACAGATCGCACGAAGGTATCACGTGGGACCTGTTGCAGGTCACCTGACAGCCTACCAGTCACCGCACCGTACAGTTTGTAGGTGGTGTGCATCCTGCTGTTCAGGTCCAGCTTCGTAGCCCACGCAGCGAGGTACGTGTTCATCCACTTGAGCTGGAGGGTGCGGTACTCGAGCAGTGCCTTGACTACCGGGTGGTCGATGTACTCGATGACCGAGTCCTCGTTGGTGCTGGGATTGCCGGACTTCGTGAACTGGACAATGTCTAGCCCAAGCCCACCCTTCTTCGGTGGTGAGTACAGCCACTTGGCTACCTGCTGAGTGCTGTTGAAGTTGAAGTCGTCACGCCATCGAGCTGGCATGTGCTCCTTCATCAGGTCCGTGCGCTTGGTGATGTGACCCTGGAGCTCGCCTATTCTGTCCCACAGTTTGTCACGGTCGACCCACATGCCCTTCATCTCGACCTGCTGGATGACGTGGGAGGCAGGCATCAAGAGCTTCGCGAAGAGGCGCAGGGATCGGGGGTTGGCCTTCAACTCGTCGAGCAACTTCGGCCGTAGTTGGTGGGTGTACCCGACGTCCGCGCCATTGTAGATCGACAGCTCTCGCAGTGGTATTTTCAGGATCTTCTCGGGCTTCAGGTCCAGCCCCTTGTAGTTGTCCGCGCCGAGGTATGCTTGGCTGAGGTACCCAAGGTTCTTCGGTCTGTTCTCGTCTACGACGTGAGCGGCCAACATGATATCGAAGCTGTGCTCTAGGAATACTCGGCCTCCTGCGAGTTGGACATTGTCGTGCTTGGCGTTCTGCCCCACCAGCTTCAGGTCGTCACGCTCAAGGGCTGCCTTCAGATGGAGTAGAACCTGCTTCCACTTCTTCTTGAACGGTGACTCTGGGTGGTAGAGGGGAACAACGTATGCGGTTTCACCATCCCAGCTTACCCCCAGTACCTGGATCGACCAGTCCTTATGCCATGGAGAGTACCGATTCTCCACGTCGTAAGCGACGACCGTACCTGAGGGTAGCTTGTTGATGGCATTGATCAGAGCTCGGAGTCCTCGACCTGTGGTAACCAGCTTTCGGCGGACCGCGACAGCTTGCAGCTCGCCTCGAGTAGCACGGGCAAAACGTCTAATATCTTCGGAGAAAACTGTATCTTGTCCGGGGTTTCGGAGAACGTATGCAGGATGAATCGTAGCCATGACGAACCTTTTGGCAAAGACAGGGTCTTTGACGCTGAGCTGTACTCCGCGCTTGTCAGGCTTGGTGATTCCTGAAGTTCTCGCAACAGTTCGGAGAGCAACGTTTCCCAGGAGGAGAACGTGAGTTGGGTCAACTGCTTCGACTTCTCGTTCCAGATAGAGACGGCAGGACTCCCACTCGTCTCGCTCTGGCGTACGATTATTCGGAGGTCGGCACTTGACCACGTTAGTAATGTAGCATAGATCTGGCTCAAGGCCAGCATCTCGAAGCTTTCGGTCGAGAAGTTGCCCCGCTCGACCACTAAATACTTTCCCTGTTTCCTCTTCATTAGCGCCCGGTGCCTCCCCTATCAGCATAAGACGGCCAGCCGGGTCACCCCGGCCCATCACACAGACACGATCCGTGTACTCGTGGAGCTCGCAACGTGTGCAGTCGTGGTTAGCTAGATGATCCAGGAGGGATGTCATGTTCCTCGACTTCGAAGGTAGCGATTCGACCATCAAACCGTGGATTCTCCTCGAGGGCCTTAGCCGCGTCGTGGCAGGCCTTGACCCACAGATGGGAGAAGTCGACTAGGTCCTGTTCCTCGACGGCTAGCACCCCGACTACGCAGATGGCAGTATAGCGGCGCATAAGATACCCGCGTTTAGTAGGATGTCCAGCCCCGTGGGGTCACGATATTCCTCGGTGAATCCTACAGCCCTAATGCCCGCAGCGATCAGCAGACGTGAGCATACAGGGCACGGTGATACGGTCACGTAGAGCGTAGCCTTGTCTGTAGAGATGCCCTGTCGAGCCGCGAACGCAAGGGCATTCGCTTCTGCATGAGTCGCGTTCAGACACCCCTCCGCGTAGACCTTCTCCTCCCGCGGGTAGCCGTGGTTGTTGTACGAGCAGTGCGGTGCTCCCGGCGGTGCGCCGTTGTACCCCCAGCTGATACACCGACCATCCCTGACGATCAGAGCACCCACCTGCTTACGGTCACACGTACCCAGCTTGGCGAGGTCGAACGCGATGGACATAAAGACCCGTCGCTTGTCTACGCTAGACATACCTTAGGTCCCCGTGGTGTACGTGGAACGAGTACGCGGTGAAGTACAGGTGGCCTGGTCTGATCTGTGCCCACGACTCAGAGGCTGGGTCGAGGTCACGAGTCTGCAGCTCGTTCAGTACCCAGAGCATGAGTAGGCAGGCCATGTAGAGGTCGTCGCGGAAGTGACGGATCAGGTCACAGCTGCGGATGGGGTACCACATGTGCAGCATCTGGTTGCGCTGCATGAAGTGGTAGTGGAGGGTACACGGCACACGCCCTCGGTGCACAACGCCAGTGTCCTCGGGGAAGAAGATCGGAAACGTTGCTTGCCGCGTCAGCGGCTCCCTCGCGAGCAGGTCTACCACGTCGTCGAGGTCACCCCATTGGTAGCGTATCCCCCAGATAGGGATCCTGTTGTGCGCGTGGGGTCGAAGCCCCATGTTAGCCTTCTTGGGCCAGAACCTTTCCTGGTATGTGTGAGAGAACTTGTCGGTTTGCCTCGCGTCCATCGCTGACGCATCCTGTCCTCGCCACCAGGGCCAGTTCATGTACTGCTCGCCTGGGTTAGTGGGCTCGCGACCGACACGCTCCTCGAAGTGATCGTCAGCCCAGGGCAGGTTGGGTTGAATCTCGTCAGCCAACCTGTTGGGTAGAGTGTAGCCCTCATAGAAGGTAACGCCCGCCCGATCAACGGGGACCTCGATCTGCAGGTTGATGAGCTCCTTCGTTCTCAGATCGGGGTGCCCCTTCGTCGAGACCCCTTGCCACTTGCCCGTGTCAACGTCTGCCCCGTAGGCCATGAGCTGGTCTCGGGAATAGTTGATTGCCTGCGAGAAGTTGGTGTGGAACATCAGCTGTCGAGTTCCTTCGGCTTGTCATCCTCGTCCCTCACGACCTCGCCCTCGATGACCTCGGTCTCAGCATCGTAGAGGGGATGATCGGGTGGGAAGAACCTCTGCCCCACATCGTGCGGGTGGGTGACGCCTCCGACCCCTCCCATCACGTCGTCCACGAAGCTGACCTGGCCTCCCCTCGCCTCGGCTTCCTCGGGTGAGATGTTACGCCCTCTGTGGGCGGTGCCAGTCTGTGCTGTGCTCTGGATGGGGGCGAACTCGTTGGGCATCGTTTCCCATGCGGTCGCGAGGTCCTGCATGTTCGGGTTGAGCTTCTTCATGTGCTGTTCCATGATAGTGACGGCGGAGTTGCACAGCGAATCCCACTCGGGATCACTCGGTGCTGCGTCAGGAACAGGTACTACGTAGCGATGCTGGATTTGGACATACCTCATGGTGACCTCCCGGTCGTCGTGTGTGCGTAGACGTATTGTATCACACGGAGGTGCTGTCCTGTACTACAACCCGATGGCCTGCAACTCCATGTCCTCAGTGGTCACGGTAGGCAGGAAGTCCCCGGCTATGTACTCGCGGTACCTCCGCATGACCCGCTTCAGCGGGCCGTACTTGTTGTCCGTGATGCCCTGCTCGGTGAAGTCCACGATCTTGTCGTACCACTTGCCGACCAAGTTGATGGTAGGAAATTTTTTGCGGAGAGCGGTGTTGTCTAAATCGTCAACGAACTCCGTCTTGAACAGCATGGGCAGGCTCTTGAACCCATGGAATTGGAGGGCATCTACGTGCCAACGGAACGCGAAATCCTCAGGTGCAATTCCAATGTCCTCTCCGATTCGCCGAGCAAGTACGTGAGCGAGCGCCAGATCAAGCCCTCCAATGTAGGCGATGTAACTGACGCGACTGTGGAGGCTAAGCGTCGGAGTTCCTTTGCGTGCGTCTCCTCGGTACGTAAAGCCCAGCATGCAGTTGCCCCATCTGTGCTTCTTAGCCTCACGAGCCACATTGTGGCAGAACATCGTGGTGACTGCGCCTTTCGCACCTTGACCTCTGCCCAGTTCTCCCGCCTTAAATAGGAATCGTTCAGTTTCCACAGGGTCAAGGTACTGTCGGACAAGTCGATTCCACCTTTGCTTGTTGAGCCACAGGTCACGGCCCATGTCTATGTCGAACTCCATCGACTCGCAAGCAAGCAGGTTGTCGTAGGCGATGGTGTCAGCACTGCCGACGATAGACAGGCCGCCGTTGTCGAGGGTCCCTCGCCACATGCGCCAGATGCTGTCGCGCCAGAGCTGGCTGAGGGTGTGATGGTTCTTGACCACTAGATCAGCCAGCTTCCGGTGTTCTTAGTCGGGTCGCCCTGCATCGGCAGCGAGCAGTAGGACCGGCCGTCGATAGAATCCGAACCTGTGGGACAATCAGCAGGTGACCCGCCCGAGCGTACACCTGACAACTCAAGGCCATCGCCGTCAGCTGAGTACTGAGCTACCTCGTCTTGGTAAACACCACTAGACAGACGGACGATGCCAGGTCGGAGTGAGCCATCCGGGTTGAACATACAGTACCGGGCGTCAGCTCGGTCGGTCTTGTAGGCAACGCGAGGGGCGACCTTCTTGTACGTCTGGGGAGGGGGCTGAGTTGGTGAAGGATACTCACCGTAGTTGATGGTCGACAGTCGTACGGCCTCGACACGGTAGGGTTGCTGTCCCTTGCTCATTCTGACTGAGCGACGGGTCGGGTCCATCGTCTTGCTGCGACGGACACCCGCCGAGTAAAACACGTAGCCGTCGCACCCCGGGACGGGGTCCCATCCGAGGGTGATGGTCGTCGCGTCTTCCTTGATCTTACGTAGCTCCATGCTCATGTTGTGCCATCCTTCGGGTTGAGCCGCCAGTTACGCTGCTGAACTTCCTTCCACGCATCCATGATACAGTCCTCGAGGTCGAGGCCGTTGGTGTTACAGTACGAGGCCATGTAGATAAACAGGTCGCCCAAGCTGTCGGCCTTGTAGTGCCTGTTCATCTCCGTATCGTCCTGCCCACGGATCTTGTTGTGGCCCTTCAGATGTGCGTGAGCAAGCTCCCCTACCTCCTCTGTCATGCCAGCCAGTGCTTCCCACGGCTCGACGTTTGGGAAGTTCTCGTACAGCCAGACCTTCTGCTGTCGCTGGAACTCACGGATGTTCAGGCTAGACACGGGCTGACCTCTCGATATAGTCACTGACGATGGACAGGAAATCGTCCTGGGGGTGTCTCGTGTAGTCCCAGTCCACGACGCTGTCCCACAGTGCGTTGGCCCATATGCCATAGGCTGCCCAGTACGCGAAGTGGATCTTCTCAAGTGCCTTGTCGTCGACCCCCTCCAGCCTGTCACGCTGACCGATGTTGGCGATGGCCACCTCCCAAGGCGGGAGGCAGAAGATGACGAGGGGCTGGAAGTTACACAGTGCCATCGTAGCGAGGGCCATCTTCTTACCCTCGACCAGCAACGACCTGTGGGCCGTCGCGAGCTGGTAGATAGGCTCGGAGATGTAGAAGCAGCGGTCGTACACAGCCTGCTCATCGCGTGCAAGCTGGTCATCCCACCACTCTACTATGCCTACCCCATCGGGGCCCGACTTTGAACTGAGCCCTGGATACCTGCGGTACTCTAGCCCATACCTCTCGGCGATGAGCTTGGCCAGCTGTGTCTTGCCTGACCCGTCGGGACCTTCGCAGATAATCATGCCCGGTCCGTTGCCTTGTCGCCTCGCTCGACCACGACCTGCTTCTTGAAGTACACGGCGAGCTCCGTGTCTTCATCCTCTGCGACCGTGAAGGGTTCCCACCCTCCCTGAAGCGCGTCGACTATCGCATCCTCATCCCCCACGCGCTCCGTGCGTAGCATCCACTCTACTGCCACTTCTCGCCTCCTTCTTGTATTACCATTATATCATACCCTGAAGATACCTACGGGGATTCCTCATCAAGGTTTGGTGCGCGTCCTCCTTATTCCTAAGTCCTGCCATTGCTGAGACGTCAACCGTACCAGTGGCAAGGATATGCGTATACCGAACGGGCCTCTTCTGGTTCGGGCCGCGTACTCGATTGAGTGACTGCCAGTAATCAACCCACCCATCCGGTGTCGAGTAATAGACCACTTCAGCTGCCGAGCTGAGGTCGATCGCTTGCTTTCCAGTTTGGATCTGAAATACCAGGGCTGTAGGCTTCTTGCTCTGTCGGAGTGCCTTGATATACCGAGCGCGATCCATCTTACTGGTGGATCCTTGTATGACCCCCACTCTATACCCCACCAGCTCAGCAACTTCCCCAAGGGCTTTGACCTCCGGTAGGAAACGAGCGTATACGATGGCGTTTTCTTGCTGATCCAGCAGTACTCGGAGCCACGCCGCCGTAGCCTGTATCTTCGCATCATGGATCTGCCGCCCGTCGGTGAGAAAACCACCGGCGATCTGTAGTAGTCGCAGTCGCCTAACGCCGGAATTCTTCGCACTTATGTAGCCCCCTTCAAACTCCACTATCATTTGGTCCAAAAAATTACGGTAGAGTTTTGCTGCCTCGTTAGGTAGCGAGACACGCACCGAGTTCCAGAATTGCTGGCCTGCAAGGCCTGCCTCTTCCGCGGACATGGTAATACTGTGCTGGCGTATCTTCTTCATCAGCGGCCTGGTGTTCTGGTACTGCACCACCTGGAAGCGGCGCGGCCCATGGCCATAGAGACAGTGCTTGGCGTCGAACTTAGCCACGCTAGAGCCCAGGATGGTCTCATCCATGATACGGAATTGAGCGAAGATGTCACGCCAGCCTTTGGGGTTGGGCGTACCTGACATGAGTACGACATAGGGCCGACCATTCCCACGCGCTTTACGGAGCCGTCGCACCATCTTCCACGCATCCTGCGCACCACGACCCCCTGGCCGCTTGTACTCATGGCTCTCGTCGATGAAGATAAGGTCCGGGTCGAACTTCTCGACGATGGCCTGCTTCGGCCTTACCAGCCGCTTCTTGACCCTCTGGGCCCGCATGGTCTCTTCGCGCCCGGCGAGGAAGAACTGCAGCGTCTCACCATCCCCCCAGTACTCCTGGAAGTTCTCCACAGAGTAGTCGAGGGTACAATGGCGGTCAATCTCTTCCTCCCACACGGACAGGGCGATCTTTGGGGCCAACACAAGGACCCTGAGAGCATTATCCTCCTCTCTGCTCTTCAGGGCCCATATGTTAGCCACGTCGATAGCGACCTTGGTCTTCCCCAGGCGAGGCTCCATGAACAGCGCGTAGTTACGGTGCCTTACCGCTGCAAGCGTTGCCCGCGCCTGGTGCGGGAAGCTCTTAGTCTTGGGGCGGTATGTTGTCAAGGATCCACTTCGCCAGCGCGCGAGCGCTGTTATTGGACGTGTGCAGCACCATCAACTTCTCTTTGTGCTGTGGGTTGTCCTGGATGATGCGGTCGAAGAACACGCCACGGTCTGTGAGGTTGACCTGCAGCTTGAACGGCGACCGACGATACTTACTGCCGATCTGTGCCCTCACGGCATGCCTGCCGCGCGCCTCGCCTCCATCTGCTCCTCGAGCTCTGCCTTACGAGCCCCTGCCAGCACGGCATTGACGCCCTCGATGAGCTCGGGGAACAGCTCACAGCTGTTGTTGGACTGGGCGACGATGAGCCCGTTGAGGAAGTTCTGCCCCTCCTCGAGGCTCTCGATACGGATCTTCAGCGTTGCTGGCTTGAAACCAGCCATTAGTGCCTCCTTCGTCTTGCTCTAGCGCGCTTCTTTTCCCGCTGCACCTCTGTGAGCGGCTTGACACGGCGAACTCCCCGCTTGATCGGACGTGATACAAGCCAGAAGTTGCTCCGTTGGTACTTTGAGTCTCGGTTCGTGAGGCCACAGACCCGGCAATGGAGGAGGGGTACGGTGCGTTCCTTTTCCTCCCAAGTTTCGGGGTCCCGCATCAGGAAGCCGAATGTCTGCTCAGGGTATGATCGGTAGAACTTACGTGCCTTCATACAGCATGGGCACCACTTCCACGGTTTCGGCAACTTGCCGACGAGGGACGTGGGAATCTCCATACCGATCCTGCAGACGATTGTTGTCCCCTTGTCCACATACTGTGCCCGCTCAGCAGTGAACTGGATGGCTTCGTACAGGGTATTGAAGTACTTCTTCAGCCGACGATTCGTGGTGGGCGACCTCCATGTGACGTACCATGGATAGCGACTGACAATCTGTGAGTGGTTGAGGGGGGTCTTGAGGGCATACCTGACGCCTAGTGGCACCTTCCACTCGTGGTCACCTGAGCGATATACCCCTCCGCGTATGCGCGAGACGATGATACCGCTTCCCTTGCTGTGACGGTTTTGGAGCCATGAATAGACGCGCGGATCACTAGCATGGTACCCTTTGAGCAAGTTACCTTTCTCGCCTCCACCGTAGAGATCCTCCAACTTCTGGGGGCGAGGCTTGTCCCTAGACGTCAAAAGCCTCGGCAAACGATTGTACCTCCTCAATCTGCGAATGAAGCCACTCATTAGTGGACTTCAGACGCTCCTCCCAGTTACGCTGCACGTGCTCCGGCCAGTGTGAACTGACCGCAGAAAAGAGCCCCATGTTCACACAGAGCTCCATCGCGGTACTGCACACATCCTTGAACAGTTCTTCCTGATAGTCGTCGTCAGGCAGGCTGGTCACCTCCTCTCGGTGTATTGAAGGCCTCATTGTTCGCGTGATACCTCGATCATATCATAACCGAATCCGACTTTCAAGTCTGCCAACGGTAACCATACAGTGGCATACTTGCAGGCCGTTCTCCTGGATGATACAATGGATGTTACCACACCGACGAAAGGAGGCGGAATGGAGTTAGAGGCCGAGGATTTCCTGGAGATCGTGTACGGCGAACGGCCAGGCTGGGTAGGGCTCCCCGCGAAGGTCGGCAAGTACTGGGTAGAGTTCTCGACGGAATGGCCAGGCGATGGAGTGATTACCCGCAGGATCGACACCTGCCTGCGTGACCGTGAGGACCTGTACTACTCCGTAGCACAATTCCAGAAGAAGGGGAGGCGAATTGAGGACGTACAGGGCTCATCCTGGCTGTGGGCCGACCTCGACGAAGTACACCCCACAGATGCGGCGAAGCTTGGTTACCTGCCCACAGTGGCCATTCAGTCATCGCCCGGCCGCTACCAAGCACTGTGGCGCCTGCAGAAGGAACTCCCGCCGAAATCTCTAGAGAAGCTGAACCGAGCCCTCTCGTATGCGCTCGATGCTGATAGGGGTGGGTGGGATCTTACGCAAGTTCTAAGGCTTCCTGGCACTCGAAACTTCAAGTACGCCGACGCGCCGATGGTAGAGCTCATGTGGTACAAGCCCGAGCTCGTGTACGACCCGCACTCGATGTGGGCCAAGCTTAAGGCTGCGTTGCCGCCCGACGAGTTCAAGGCTGCAGTCTCGGTGGTCATCCCGAAGAAAGGCATCTCGGGTCGGGCCAAGGTACTACTGAGGGCCAAGTCCGAAGATGTGGTAGCGGGCGAGCGTTCGTCTCGTCTGTGGGAGCTCGAGTGTCTGCTAGCCGAAGCAGGGTTGGGCGTAGATGAAATCTACGAGCTGGTCTGGAACACGGCCTGGAATAAGTGGCGGGCTGTGCACTCAGGTCGGTCACGGCTGGAACGGGAGATACGGAAGGCGATCAAGCACGTCGGCCGACAGGTCGCACTGCGGAAGCCGTCGAAAGATATAGAGGGCCCGACTAAGGCCAAGCCAGAACTGCCCAAGGAGGGTGGCCTGCCTTTCATGAGCTACGCCTCCGTTATGTCTCAGGTGATGGAGGAACCGAAATGGCTGGTGGAGGACATCTGGGCTGCCGATTCGCACGGGATCATTGGTGGGGAGCCGAAGACCGCGAAGACGACCGTCGCTATGGCCCTGGCATTGTCGGTTGCTTCCGGCAAGCCGTTCTTGGGGAAGTACTCTGTGCCGTCACCGGGGCCTGTATTGTTCGTGCAGGAAGAGAACGCCCCGTGGATGGTACAGGATCGACTGAGGAAACTGGCATGGCATGCAGGCCTGATCCGCAAGAGTGAGGCGCACGTGAGAGCCAGAGCTTCGGGAGATCTAGCCCGTAAGGGCTCGGTCGTAGTAGGCCTGGACTTTCCAGATGACATACCCCTCCGCATTCTGAACAACCACGGCTTCGACCTCGCGGAAGACGAACACACCGACGGCCTTTGGAAGGCCTGCGAAGAGTTCCGCCCGAAACTCGTGATCCTCGATCCCCTCTACCTCATCCTCGGCGACGCAGACAGTGACCGTGTAGTCCATCTCCGACCTTTCCTCAAGTGGTTGTTGAGACTACGAATGGAGTTCGGCTGTTCGGTTGTATTAGTCCATCACATGCGGAAACGGAACCTAAATGCGCAAGTCCAGGCACGTGCAGGGCAGAACCTACTCGGCAGTGCAATTCTACACGGCTGGGTCGACTCCGCACTCTACCTGACCGACCGTGAAATAGACAAGCGGGGATGGAAGTCGATCCTAGTTGAGCGTGAGTTCCGCAGCATGGCCCCACAGAGGCCGGTGGAAATCGACATCTCGATGGGTGAGCCAGGTACCCTCGAGATGAAGGCCAATGTCACCACCTTTGACCTGGCAGGCCTGATCGTAGCTCGCGTTCGTGCCGAGCCAGGCATTACCGTGAACACCCTCGCAGCCGAACTCGAGATGGACAAGCGGACCCTGATTAGCCGCATCCGCGGCGATGAGCACCATCGAGTGAGGATAGAGTCTGGACGCAAGGGGCGCGGTTATTCCCACAAACTGTACGCGACTTAGGGAAGGAGGAAAGTTGACGCGACTGAACGACCCGACTCGTACACACCCGTTAAGCTCAGAGCTCTTCACGCCCGTTACAGACGAGCTCATTTCGTTCCTCGAACAGGCGCACACCGAAGTAGGGACATGGCGATTGATCTGTGAGCGAGGCGGGATCAAGCTGCGAGTCATGCGACGCCTGCGGAATCGGGAGACGACCTGCGTCTCGATGAGCCTGATGGACAGGATCATCATAGGTGCTGATATGGGCTCCCTGTCAGAGTGGTTGTGGTTCACACCCACAGACCTCATTAAGCTCGGGGTCTGGAAGGAGCCGATGTACGTCTCAGGCAAGAAGAGATATTACAAAGGCCGCGTCTGGGTGGCTGAACAGCAAAGCCCTTACCAGCGGGAATTGGCGATGCGTCGCAAGGCTGCCAAACGAAGGAGGGCAAAGAAGCGCAAGCAGCGTCTGGAGTACAAGCGGTTCTTCAAAGAACTACTCGCACCGTAAGCAACCATCCCATAAAATGAACATCCATCGTTCGCGCCCGCGCGGCCTACACTTGTATTATACCTATATGATAACAACCCTTTGGGTTGTCATATAGGTATATTGAGTTGTAGGTAAGATCTTGAATATATAGGAGGATCATGCCCGAACCCCAACAGGAACTGGAGAACTACGAGCTGATCATACCATACTCGGGCGATAAGGTAGGCATGATCGAGTTCGCCGGTGAGATAGCTACCGAGTTTGGGTGTACTGTGGTCGTCAACCAGGTGGATGAACACGGGGATGTACTCCACGGACACGTCGATTGGGAAACAGTTGGTGTGCCCCATGACTGAGGTCCACTTTATGCGTGACCCCAGTGTCGTCTTCAGGGCGTTTCTCGGATACGACCACCGGTCGCACGACTTTCATCGTGGCTACGAGGCTGGTGTGATGGCTATGGCCCTCGAACTCATCACTGTGGCAAAGACTGTCGAGGTACTGCCATACGAAGACGAGGCCATCCCCGCCGAAGTGGTGAGTGTGCTGTATACCCTACTGAACGGGCTAAGCCTAACTGAGCAGGCCACCCTGTGGTACGAGCGGGTCAGTGACTGGCGCCGCCCTACCTTCGTCCCCGAGCCTTCGCAGCCGCGTAGCGGCGCTTCTGAGCAGCTTTCTTTGCTGCCACAACCTCCTCACGCTTCCGCAGCCGCTTCTCGCTCAGGCGGACCAGCTCCGCTTGGTAAGATTCCCGCTCTGCCTGGTTCCGATCAAAGTCCGGACCCTGCATCAGGACTGTGGGTTTCGAGACCTGCTTCATCAGAGCCCACCACGCCGAGCGCGTCAGAGCAACCTCCTGGCGAAATCGGACACCTGGCTGACGACTGACGAGTACGACGTAACCCTCGTAGAATTGTAGCCGTACGGTGCCCTCACCGTTCTTCGCGCTTAGCTCGTAGGGCCTGCCGTGCTTACGGATGAACTTGGTCAACTTGCCCATCAAAGATTTACCCGACTCTTGTTGTAGCGCCGTCGCATGATGGCCCTAGCTTCCTCCAGGTGAACCTTCACCAGCCTAGCTGTGGACGGCTTGATTTCACCCTCAGCCTCGTATCGTCCCAACTCCACCAGCAGCTCATCGACTCGATTACACCAAGTCTGAATGCCGTACCCCATCTTCAATCGCCTCCTACCTGGCACGGTACTCCTCCTCTCAAAGTAATGGGGAGCCGCCTGCCCAACACAGACGACTCCCCTGCCCACCACGTCGGAGGACGGCGCTACTTCTTCTTGCGCCTGGTCCTCTTCGGCGGAGCCTCGTCCTCGTCGTCGTCGGCCTCGTCGTCTTCGTCCTCCTCGACGGCGGCCTTCGACTTCTTGGACTTCTTGTCCTTCGCACCGACGCGCTCCTTCAGCTCCTCGAGGCGCTGGGTGCGTGACTCAGCGAGAGCTTCCTTCGCGTCGTCCAGGTCGTCGAAGCCGAGTGCCTCGAGTGCATCGTCGACCGAATCCCACTCGTAGCGGTTGTTCTCGTTCTTCTTGACCTTCTTCTGGCGGAGCATGACGCGCAGCTCACGCCCGGTGGTGCCGAGTGCTTCGGCGAGGTCTGAGGACCCGATGCCTTCCTTCGCGGGCTTCTTCGACTTCCCCGCCTTCGCCTTGCCCGCCTTGGACTTCTTCGAGCGGCGAGGGGTCTCCTCCTCGTCGTCCTCGTCTTCGTCCTCGACGTCCTCGTCCTCGTCCTCTGCCTCGTCTGCGAGGTCCTCCAGATCGTCCAGCTCGTCGAGCTCGTCGACCTCGTCCTCCTCGACCTCGACTTCGACTGCCTTCTTGCGGGCCATATTGCCTCCTTCTCACCCGGATGGGGTTGGGCGTCAGCGTGGGTGAGTGTTTCGCTGACAAGACTCATTGTATCATAGTTGGTGCTCGGGGTCAACCGCTGCCCTCACACCTTCTGTGGGTCACACCTCGCCCATGTAGTTTGACCAGCAGTCGGGACACGTCCCGGAGATGAGGATCTCTCGGTCGTCGTCGCTCATCTCGGGCCATACGAGCTGGATGCGTTCGCCACCGAGCCAGCGCTGGTACTTGACCTTGTCGACCGTAGTCAAGTGCTCCTTGCCGCAGAACACACAGCTGGAGCTGTGGGTCACAAGCTCGTTCTCAACTGCCATTGCGGGACATCTCGACGAGATGGTCGTGTGCCTCCATGAAGTTGAGCACTGCGGCCAGCACCTCGCGGTTGACAGGAATGCCCTGGGGGAAGATCGCCGCGATGGTGGCTTCGACCGTAGTAGTGGGTGCAGGTGCAGCCTGGTAAGCAGGCCCTGCCTTGCGGTAGCCGTGTGTGCGGGATCGGTGTGCCCCCAGTCCCTGAGCGTTACGGAAGGTCCTGTCGCAGTCAGGGCAAGCGAACACCTTCTGTGGGTCAGGCTCCTCGTTCTCGACGGCCTTTAGCGATTCAGGCCATCTGTTGGGCGTTGTCGCCCCTGGTACCTCGGACATGATCTCTCCTAGCGCGGTCTCGCGCATTGGTGGTAGGGTCACTCTACGCATCATCTGTGGGCCTCGCATTCCATCTGGCGATGTGCATCTTCCCGAGGAATTGGGTTTTCGGTCTGCGGCGCCAGGTATTGGTAAGGCACTTGCTGCCCGGAAGCGCCCCACAATTGGGGCACCTCCAGGGAGCTGTTGCCGATTGACGGGTGGTGGGCTTCATGCTAGACGGAGTCGATGTGGAACGACCACGGTTTCGCAGGCGGGTCTGCCATGTGCTCGTCGCGGACCTTGTCGATCAGCTCGTTGGCGTCGTCCTCGTTGGAGGCGACTCCGAGGATCTCGATGCCCTCGAAGGGCTGAACGTCACCGTCGGTGTCGTCGATCAGCTCGGGGCGGTACACAAGAACTACCTTCATGATGCCTTCGTCTCCTCCGTCGTGCGCTTCCACGACATGGTTGTTGGGTCCCAGTGTGCGGACAGTACGTCTTCGGCCTCGATTACTTCGTCGAGGTACGGCATGCCCATCGCCTTTGCTGACTTGCCCCGGTAATGCCTACCCTGAGCTATCTCGCGAACCTCACGGCGATGGATTCTCTTCGCTTCCTCGAAGGTCATTGTTGGTCTCACCTCCTCTCACGGTCCCGTCGATTGCGTCATTACCCCATTATACACTGGGGAGGTACTCTCTGTCAACTTTGCTACTAGGGCTTTGCCGTCGAAAGACATATAGGGCCCTATTCTTGCTCCCGGTTGGCGAAGGCGTTGATGGAATCCCAGAGGTGAGACCACTCGGGATCGTCCTCGCGGTTGTGGATGGTGCGGTGCATGATGGTGACGAGCTCATCGGCCCATGGGCCCTTGTCGTCGGTCAGCTCCTCGAGGTCCATAGCGAAGGTGAGCAGCATCTCCATCGCGTTGGGCCAATAGTCGTAGGAGTCGTCGTCCCCGCCGATGGGTCCTTCCTTGAGGGTCCTGGCGAAGTCGTAGAAGATGGCGATCAGGTTCTCGAGGCTGCCCTGTATGAGCCAGATGGACATGCCCGGACCGTAGTAGCCGTTGTAGCGGATGTCGAGGCCGTCGAACGGCTCAAGCTCATCAGGCTTGGGCATGCCGAGAAAGGTCTGTACCTCCTGAACCTCGTCGGCGTTGTAGATTAGGTCCACGACCGTGTGACCTCGGAGCTTGGGGTGAGGGATGGGATACTCCTTGTGGTAATCACAGAGGATTATCCGTGCGTAGCCGTGGGCCTCGAGTGAGTTGTCGAGGATCATGCCAGCTTCTCCATCTCGTCTTCGACCTTTTGGATCTGGGCACCAACCTCGTCGAGTTGCTGAATCGCCACGTGCTTGTCGTGGGATCCATCAGGTGCAGCATCGTACCGTGCTACCCATCGGCTGCGGATCTTAATCAGCCGGTCGTACCGTGCTTGCAGTTCATCTAGGGTCTTCATCAGATGCCCTCGGTCTCGTTGAGCATATCGCGGAGGTCAGAGCGGTACATCTCGCCGAGCTCGTTGGCTGGCATGTTGCCATACACGGCAGCGAACTTGACGGCGCGAGCGATGCCCACAGCACGGTACATAGGCATGTTGGTTGAGCGCATGAGAAGGATCAGGGACAGGGCGAGGGTGTTCAACCCTCCGCACTCGTTGACCACGACCTCTTCGGCTTTGGTACGTGGTTGGGTCATTAGCTTCTCGGACATCATTGGTCCCTCCCGGGTGTTGGGATCATTACGGTGAGCTTGGCGATTGCCGTGCCGAACTCGATGGGATCGACGTGGGGCTCGATCAGCTTGGCGAAGGCGAATACGCCGGATAGCCAGTACGCCATGTCTGTGGGTGAGATGACCTCCTCCTCGATGGCAACCTCGATGTTGTGGAGCTCACAGTCTGGATCGGTGCACGAAGCCTCAAGCATGTGGAGCAGGTTGCCGAGGTCTGGTGCATTGGCCCAAGGGTATCGGTCGTCAGCCATTATGCCTTCTTGGTCAGGGTGAAGTACAGGACGAAGATCAGCACTGTGGGTAGCACGGCGAACGAACCGAACAAAGCCGCGAGGATGATTAGTCCCACGGCAAAGATCAGAGCCCATATGATACGGCCCAGCTTCTCGGGCTCGAGGCTCATTTTTCCTCCAGGTTGGTCAGGGCGAAGAACAGCCCGACGAGGCAGATGATGGTGATTAGGCTCATGAGAGCTCCTCGTCGTCTCGCCAGTGGATCTGTTCGGCGAGCATGGTGAGTCGGCGCAGGAAGTCAGCGTCGTCGGTGTGGTTGTCGTCCTCAAGGCGCTGAGCGATCTCCCTCAGCCTTTGCAGGTCAAGGGAGATCAGGACGAGCTTGTAGGAGATGAGCGGCATTATCGGACGGACGGGTAGAGGGACTGGAGGCGGGACAGGAGCTGATCACAGCCCCAGTAGCAAGCCATCGCGTCGGGATGGTCAGTGACCATGTCGTTGACGGCCTTCGGGTTGTTCGGGTCGAAGTGGGTGGCCGCGATCTGAGGGTCGAGGCAGTACTTGAAGCCTCGATTGGCGATCTCCTCGATGATCTGGTCGGTATCGTCAGCCGTAAACCCGAGGGTGTACAGCCCTTCGCGGGCGGAGATGGAGGTATACTCCCTCACACCTGCCTCGTAGCCCTCGACGAGCAATCGGCAGTGGGATGTCAGCTGCCTTATGCCGTCAAGGACCTGTTCGTCGGTGAGCATCAGGCTCCTTTCGGTTGGGTTTGAGTCCTGAGACACAAGGCAGGGGGTCAAGCCCCCCACCTGACGCCTCACTCCTCGTCGGAGTCGTCGTCCTCGAGCTCCTCGAGCTCCTCGTCGGAGTCGGTGTCGTCGGACGGCGTGAAGCGCTCGCGGACGAGGTCAGCGGTCTCCTCGTCGAGCTGCCAAGAGGTGTTCTTGGCCTCGATGGGGCGAGCCGTGTTCTCGGTACCGCGAAGGAAAGCGCGGATGCGCTTGGCGTCGACCTGGAGCTCCTCGGCGAGCTGCTTCGGAGTCGTGAAGGTCGGCTTCTCGGTTGCCTTTGCCATGTGGGTCACCTCCCTTCGTTGGCGCGTCGGACGAGCGTCATGGCCTCGTCGATGTAAGGTCGGAGTCGTGGGCACACAGCATGGAGCTTTTCCCACGCGATATGCGGACGGTCGACCGAGAGGGCTTCGTGCACAACCTCAGAGTATTCGGCACAGAGCCTAACAACGGCCTTCATTTGGCCTCCGGCGGACGCAAGGTCGAAGTCGTTGTGGATGCGACGGATCTCTTCGGGCGTGCGCGTCATGCAGTTCTATAATATCACGATGGCTGCCAGCCGTGTTGTTGGGAGGCATCCACTAGTCACCGTTTTACTAACCCTTTACATACCGGTGGATCATGACGTGGCATCCCTAATAGGCAGCCAACTTCGCACCTGTCCGCTGCGGGTGTTATCCTGGGACTCATGTCTGAATCCTTGGTGGCACGGCCCGACCTTGACGCTAAAAGAGCCATGAATGCAGCACTTTTAGGCCGGACTAGGCCTACCAAAGAGCTCAGCGAGCTCCAGTTGGCGGCAGCAAGGGCATATGGCTCTGGGTACACCCGGAATCAGCTCGCTAAGGCCCTCCTAGAGCACCTCACACCAACCTCTGTGGGACGGCCGATGGCAGAGAGGCTCAAGTCGGCCAGGAAAAAGCTCAAGCGCTGGGAGTTCAACCAGAAGTTCAGGGATGAGGTCTACAACACGGCCCTTACTGGCGTGGACATGGCCATCCCAGAGATCCTTGCAGGAGTGACCAGGACAGCCAAGAGAGGCCGTGTAGACGCTGCCCGATTGGCTTTGGAGCTCACTGGGCGCCATAATCCTAAGGGTGAGCAGGCTGCACCCACAGTGGTGATTGCCATTGATGGCATTCCTAGGCCTCAGGAGCCTGTGCAGATCGAGGACGCGGAGATAGTGGAGGAGTGAGCCGTCGAAAGACAACTTTGGCCCAGCCACGGCCGTCGAAAGATAGGCTTGGCCCAGCCAGCTTGCCGCTCGGCCGTCCGCCGAAAAGCCCCCTTTCGGGGGCCCTTCGGTCGGGTGAGGCGGGTTACGCCTCGGCCTTCACCTCCTCGTCGGCGCGGGCGAAGCGGGCGCGGGCCGCGTCGGCGACGTCGGGCGTCAGGGCCCAGGTCGTGTTCTTCGCCTCGGCGGGGCGTGCGAAGTCGGACGAGCGGAGCCAGCCGCGCAGGCGCTTCGGGTCGATGCCGAGCTCCTCGGCAAG